TTACCGTGTCACCAATACATACAGGCAATTAAGGTATTCGTTTAAAGCGTCAACCCAGTTATCAAAATCAAATTCTGCAGGATCTCCACCATTTTCAATAAGCCAATCAAGGGCATGGACGCTTCCTTTTTCAATTCGTCTTTCTTCTCTTCTTAAAATGAATTTCAATTTAGGAAGTGTGTTTGTTACAAATTGAAGCACAGCGTGATCCGACTCTTCATTTGTTAAGCATTGTTTAATCGGTAATCTCATGTCTCCATACTGGCATTGTCATACCCTCCTTTCTCTTTTTATGTTCGCCTATCTTCAATCCACTTTGCTTTCAACAAACCGTGATGCCATTTCCTTGTAAATAACCTGACTAATCATGTGAAGTTGAGTAATATTCAAATTAAACGACTCATACAGATTTCTGACTTTCCCCTGCCCCAAGACTCTAGATTTTCCCCATTCCTCAATTTCATTAAAGCAATCGATTAGAAAGGCATCTGTTTGCTCTTTCAAATGTTGTTCTAAGTTATTCATTTCCCTCAATCCTTTTCCTTGTTTTTTAATTTATTTTAAAGTATGATTTCATTCAGATATTCGGCAGCTCTTCAACGAACTTGACAAATTCACTCACGCTATCGAAAATATGATGTTTTTCTAGTCCATTTGTAAAGCACCATTGTGGGGATTCAAAATCGTCTTGGATCTCAACAACGAATTCAATACCTGTACAGTCAAAGTCCTCTTCCTCTTCTAATGGTTCATAAAACTTGTCAATGAATCCTTTTACAATCCCAGTATCACTATATGTAACTGTATAAAATGCAAGTCCTTGATCTTCATATGTCTTTAAAGCAAATCCTTTGCGTTTCAATAAATTCAATACAACTTCTCTTTCTTTTGTTGTCATCATAATCACCCTTTTAGTCCTTTAATCCAATTTCTTGTTTATTTGCAACTTTAAATGTTTTATATTTTTGTTTGAGCATCCCTGTAGAAATAATCGCATTTATTCTTTTTCGAAAAGTCCCTTTTGCGTCTACTTCTTGTAATACTCCTGTTTTATCAAACTCAAGATAAAGACCCTTTTCAAAGAATTCTCCCTGAGCAAAGACTGCTTTGCCGCTTACCAGTTCTTCCAATGCCTCTGTAAATGATTTATTAAATTGATTTGTCATTACATTTTCCCTCCATCTCATAATAGAGCCTTTAAATCCTGTTCATTGCTTGATTCTTTCTCTATTAGATCAACAAAATCAAACATAAGCTTCATTATCTTTTGTGATGTCGTTAATTGTTCCGCCTACTCCGTAGTAGATTTTATATTTCGGTATTTTTATTTTCCCTTTCCCTCTAAGAATTCTTGTACTTATTTTCTTCATAGCTAAATGCGTTTTGTTCCTATCACTCTTTCATATATGCTCTTTTTGCCATCTCGAATAAGAAAAATTCTCTCATGCTTGGTGGAGAAAAAATTTCTTGCCCAGTCTCTTTTTCATATTCTTCAACCACTCTTCTATATATTCCATCAATCTTTAAAACTCCTGTCTTTCGAAACTCTTGAATTTCAAAAAATGCTTCTCTTAGTTCCTCATTATTCAATTCCTCAACTTTTTCAGCAAAATTCATTTACCTCCAGTATTTTTAATCTGTTCTATCTTATAATTCAATTATAATTCGACTATTTTAAATAGTCAACTGTTAATTAGAAGATTATTCTTCTTTTTCGAATTTTATCAAGTCTCCTGGTTCACAGTTGAAATGCTTGCAAAGCTTATCAAGCAATTCTCTTGGAAAGCGCTCCATATCATCATTGTACATTTTTCTAACGGTTTCCTTCCCATGATTTATTTCGGCACTTAACCGAGAAATTGAAATACCTGCCTCATCTGCGATAGCCTTTAAATTTGATCTAATCATTTTTCTCACCTCCTATACAACTTTACTTTGACTATTTAGAAACGTCAATCAAAATTTTCCTATTTCAAAAAATGCCCGCGATTTTTCAAGTTGGCTGCTATATCATTTCTACAAAAATTGCCCGCAACTTTTTACCGCTGCTGTTATACTGTTTTATTTTTTTAGTGAGCTGTGCGGGTTAAAAAATCCCTTTGAGTATCAAAATTTGCACGCAATAAAAGTTAAGAGCTGTTATACGTTCTACAGCATTAACCCTTCTCTTCAGAAGTAAACATTTCATAAAATAATGTTTTTATTCAAACTTGTCTTCGTCTGTTTCTGCCTTTACAAAGAGGAATTCGTACTCAAGTTCAAAAACATCAATAAATGCCTTTTTAGCAATTGCACTTGTAATAATTAGATTATCTTCGTTGGTCGTATCAACAGTACTAAATAATCTTTGAGCCGCTTTTTTTGCCATGTCCCCCAATTCGCTAGTGCTGATGTTATTCATGTAATCTCTAAGCTCTTTTGCATCCATTTCAATCACCCTTTTAATTAGTTTTAATGAAAATAAGGCGGCTCTACACGCCAAGATATATATTCGTTAATGTTGCCGTGATGTTCCTTTTTAAACTTAAAATATCCCTCTGTAAGTTCATCAAGCACTTGCTCCTGCATCCCCCATTCTTTGACCATGTCACAGGATTCTGAGCTAAGCAAGTATGATTTGATCTGTTCTCTCGTTTCGTGGAATAGGTTGTTAGGTAAGTTCATTTAAAGCCCCCTCCTTTAAGTTAAGTTCGATTTTTTATGCACAAAAGACAGCAAGTTCTTTTGTTGTTATACAGCCATTGGGACACTCCACAGTTTTAGAATATTCCGCTCCTAGCTCTTTAAGCATTTTCTTTTTACACTTTGGACATATCCTATGCGTCATTTCAGCATATTCTTTTCCTGTCTTCATATTTGGTTCTCCCTTTCTGCTTTCATTTGTTCTATCCAATAGAGCACCTTGTCCCCTACTTCTGTATCATTCCAGCCCCATTGATCAGCAAGGAATTTAATTTCCGCGGGTAAAGTCTTTGCAATAATCTTTAATTCCATTTTATTTGGAACTCTTCTATATAGACTTACAAAACAATCATGTATTTGATCAAGCAATTTTACTGCATCCCTTTTAATTCGTTTAAAATTCATGTTTTATTTAGTTATTTTCCGGTGTGATTTTATACATGCCTGTAGCTCTCTGTTTTTTGCCTGAATTTATTTTAACTGTTTTCTAGTTGATAAGAACAGAAAACAGAATTTCGATCAATGTCTTTCGTATATGTATCCACTGTTAAATAATTTGAATAGCCTGCAGTCTTTAGAATAGCTTTACTCATCCTTAATAAATCAAACTGTATGTCATAGTCTGACTGATGAAATTCTGATTCACTGGAAAACTCCGCGTAAATCTCAAAGTAAGAAACATCAAATTTAAAGCTAATGATTTTCATAACCTGTCCCTCCGCTTAGTTTTCCTATATTATACAATCAAACGTAATATGAATGAAACTGCTGTTTTATTTCAACCAAGTTTATTTATTTTCTTGAGCTCGGCCGCCAACTCTCTAAAGTTCCTAAACCACGCTCCGTATTTAGTATCACCGTTGCCACAATAAACGTTTACGCAAGATTCCTCTCCCTCTGAATAGTAACCTTCCCCATCAACAAATACAAAATATTTAATGTACATTGATTTTAGAAAGATATATGTCAATTTCTGATTTCTATTTCTTCTACTTCTTACAGCTTCGATAATTATATTTTCTTGTTCTAACTCTTCTTTTAATTTAAGATAATCCAATGTACATTTATTTGTTTTCATTTTGCTCTCTCCATTCAGTTTAAATTGTTGTTTTATGCAATCTGAATCACATGTGAAATGTAATCAAGTCCTTCAAACTCCATAGCGGTCATAACTGTTTCAGTGTAATAAATGCCCTTATCCAGTTCATGAATTTCAATACCCCTAGATGACAAATAATCTAAGACATTATCATTTATATTGTTCAATGAAAATACAATTCCGTTTGCACATTCGAACCGTTTTGGATTTGTTGAAACCTTACCTCTTAAAATTTCCTCAATGGTTTTTAAATCTAAATGTCTCATGTTTAACCACTCCATTCTGTTTAAAATATGCATTTTATTTATTTAATAGTTGATACACGTTTTCCATACTATCCATCATGTCATGATCCACTGTATGAACCACTTCTAAGTCATACTCTTCTAAAAGGATATTTTCTAATTCTTCGTACTTCTCATCAATTTTTAGTTCGTATTCTCTAGCTACCATTAGCATTGATTTAAACGCATGAATTAAATCCATTTCATTCATATTATCATCCCTTTTCTTTTTAATTCGCATTTTATTGCGATGAAATATAGAGTTATTCCTGTTGCAACCTCCCCAATGTGGGGAACGCTGGCGGCTTAATGCCTATTTAACGTCGCCGCCACGACTGTTATAAGATGCCTGTCACATCTAACCTTAATCATTTTAATTTGTTTTATTTTGATTTAATAAGCTATTTTGTGTCATTACCCAGTCACCTATCTTTTCAACAACTTCACAAAAATCATTATCAAATGGATAATCATCACAAAGACCACTATCTGTTATGCTGTCGGCTTGCTCCCAAAGATCCCGAATTTCATATGCTGAATTTTTGAACTGCATTAATGCGTTTAGTAATTTTTCGTTGTGTGTCATTGTTAAATCATTCCCATCTATTAAAATATCTTTACTCGCAATATTCTTCTGTTACACTGATTTCAAAAGAACTGTTATCACTCTCTACACTACTAGTATTTAAGCCTTTCATAAACTCGTATACTTCATAAGAATTGTCGTTTTTAGAAGTGTACCATTCTTCTATATGTTCGTTCCTTATTGCGATAGCTTTTTTGTTTGCTTCGTGTCGATCGTAGAACACACCTTTAATGCCCCAAGTGTGCCCTCCTCTCCCTCTGTCCCGAATATGCAGAGTATAGATGACAAACACCCTGTTGGGTTCTTTGGCTTCTTCCCATTTCCTCCCGGTGAACTCCTCCCACTCTGCTATCTGTTGCGGAGTAGGATATGCAATTAATTTATATTCGTACTCGTCTTGGACAAAATCTATTTTTTCGTCTTCTGTGTACTGTTTAAATTTTGTTTCGAGCTCCCCGGCTTCTTCATCAGTCCAATCATTAGAAAGATAATCTTGAACCAAGTCCTCAAAAATATCGTTTAGCGTAGTATGGTGTGAAAAGTCTCCTGTCTGAAGATCCTTAATGATATACTGTTTTGTCATTTTAACCGCTCCATTCTTTTTTCAATTAACATATGTTTCAAATTCATCTGCTAAGCTAGCATTAAAAAATCTTACAGCGTCAATAAAATAGTGAACTTCATTTTTAAACTCTTTTATTTTATCGATATCATTTTTTTCTTTAGCTCTGTTTAGGAATTTCAATTCACTATAGAATTCTTCTCTTATTTCATCATCGGATAGAATAATCTCTCTCTCATAATCTCTTACTGGCTTGTTGATTTCATCTCTTTTAACTCCAAACGCTTTCATGATTATTGCTATTTGTATCATTACTCTTGTACTGTGCTCTCTTGTGCTTAAATTTTGAGTACCTAAATCATTTACTTTTTCCATTAACTTTTTATTTCTCATTTCCTTCTCCTATTTTCTTATTTTTACTTTTAATTAGTATTTTAGGTTTTTATTAATTGCTTTTTCTTATGTTTTTATTATACTATGACTATTTTAATTAGTCAACATATATTTTTAATTTATTTTTAATTCCTCTTTGATCTCTCTTAAACATTCTAGAATTAAGGAAAATTTATCATCCGGAAACATTTCATGCCCTAAAGCATTAACTTTAATCAGCTCGTATAAGGATTCTTTATAGTGTTCTGCTCTTGGTTTGCCTTTGTTTATTCATGATATCAATTTCAAATTGATCAGGATTTAAACCATATTTGCTTGATGGATCGCCTACACGCTTGCTATACACGAAACCCGCTCTTTTTCTCATAACTCTTATCACCTTATGATATTGACAACTGGTTTTAAATAAGTTGAGTTTATAGCATCTGTTATAAAACGAGCGTCAAACGCTCCATATCTGCTTTGTTTTACAATCAAGTCCGGCTTCTCGCTTATTACTTCTGTAGCTCTCGGATCAATGTCATGCCACCCTCTATATACAATCAATGTATCAACAGGTGTAAATACCTCCTTATAATCAGTGCGTTTACGTTTCACTCTGTGGGTAAGAAAAAGGCTGTATTTATATTGTGCATAAGGTTCTACTGATACATTTTTGACAACTGTTTGCGTAACACTTGGAAAGCCAAAGTCATCATATTCAAGTAATGTTACTCTCTCGTCTTTTAAGGGTTCAAGTTGCTTAGCCGCTTCAGTAAATGTGTTTTCGTCTTCGCGATACATGAATGATTTTAAAAGATCAGTAACGCAGTTCCCGGGATACATTCCTTTGCCTTTGAAATCGTAAATCATCATAGGAAATTTGTATTTTTTATCAAAGTCTTTTTCGATTTCTTTTTGTTCAAGCATCTCGAAGAAAGTTTGTTTCACCTTCTCTTGCTGCTCCTCTGCCATATCCCCATAGACACAATGATCTACACTAAAAACAGCTTCAGCAAAACAATCTAATATAACATCTTCAAAAAAATCTATTAGGCTCATTTCTTGCCCTTTGTATGTATAAGTTTTCATGCCCATCACTCTCTTTTCTAACTTTTAATTTGTTTGTATCTTCATTATAAGGTGACTATGTTAAATAGTCAATACATTTCTTTTAATTTGTTTATAAATATGTATTAGTCTGTGAAGGGTTTGGGATGGTGCAGACCAAAACATTTAAGACGGCGAAGCTGTTTTAAATGTTTGTCAGCATCCCAAGATCTTTCTTTTATTCTTTTAATTTATATATTTAATTTATTTTGTCTTCTTTAAAGAGATTGATATAAAAAACCATTGATATGACTGAACTTTTTTAAATGTTTAAGAGGTTTTTCCTCTTTAGCTATCCATTTAACCAGTCTTTGAGTAGCTTCCTCATTCTTAAAGATGGTATGAATAATGTTATTTCCTCACCGTTTCTGATTGCTGATCTCCATATCCATTGAAGTAATTCAGATAATGCAAAAGCATCCTGATCAATTGATACGTTATACTTCTCTTTAAAATAATTGTATAGAACAGTGTTAACATATCTATTTATTGTATACGCTAAGTGTTTTTTATGTATAAATTCATTTGTAGCTCTTGCATTACATGAAACAAAACCTTTAGTATAACCGTTACCCTTAATCTTGCTTTTATGTTCTGCGTATGTTGTCCACATTGCTTCATTACTTGTTGACTTGACTATATTATTAAAATAATTAAATACATTATTCTTTACTTTTTTGAGTGTATAAGATGATTTGTTTTTGTACCAACTGGATGACAATGAAAAGTCTAATTGCCCAATCGCATTTAAGTTCCCTTCATAAATATTAATCTTATTCCTTATTTTTTCCTTGATCTTTTTCTCATATTCATTATTATATTCAGTAAATGTATGCTGTCCGTTTTTAAATTCAGTGATGCATTTTTGATATTTGATGTTGTTTACATCGTAATAATACCTTTGTATTTGTGCATCAAACATATATGTAAGTATGTATACCTCATTAAATAAAGTGAATACATCTGAAGGGAAATTCCATATCAATATATTTTCTTTAAAGTAAATTAGATTATTATTTAAAGCCATGTCACGTATATCATCGTATCGTGTCTCATAGTCCTTTTTCTCTTCATTCCATTTGACAAAACCGTTCTCAACATAAATCAATTCAGAATCAAACAATGTGGTTAGATCATGTTTCTTTACTTGTAATTGCTCGATAACTTCCATGACCTCATCTAATATTAAAGTATAGTTCCCTGAAAGGATAAGCTCCTTTGTTTCGTCATTTGCATTTTTGAAAAGGTTATGAGTGGCAACAATGTTTTTATTCTGCGATAAGAGTTCATGAAATGACTCAAACTTATATTGTGTTTTGTCCCCTTTCTTCTTCACCTTTGGTTCATACATTTGTCTATTGTTTACGCTTTTTTTGATACGTTCAACTTCATTCAAGTATGGTGTTATGAATATAAAGTTTTCATCTTTACTAGCGTTATTCATTAGAGTGATTGCGGCCGATGTTTTTCCACTACCCATAATCGAATCCACAACTTTAATGCTCATCATTATAATCCTCCTTTTAATTTATATATTATGTAATGATGAGCGATTATCATCACTCATCTATTTTGTTTTCGTTTGACTGTATAATAAACAAACCATGACACAGCTATGACTATGAGCGTAACTATAAACACTGTATAAACAATGATCTGTGTTGAGCTGTTGAAGTATTGCCTATTGAACAGGAATAGAATGAAACATACAATAAACAATAAATGAGTAACCCATAAAGGAATACGTTTCATGTTTTAAATTGTGTTTTATTATGTTATACTGTAGGTGAAGCTAGAGGATTACTCCTCTAGCCTGCTGTGTTATAGGCGTGTACGTCTGCGGTGCCTTGCCCGGTTTCGCTTTCGTATACGCTTTTTTCTTTGCTGTCTATGGCTTGTCTTATTTCTTATTGCGGCTAACTTCTCAATAATGGCTAGTATATTGATTGTCAGCGTTGAAAGAGATAAGACAATAGCCAACACAACACCTACCCTATCAAACACAATGTTTTCCCCTCCTTTCTATACCTATAATTATATCATATTAAAACACAAATTAAAAGTAAATAACAGGGTTTAGAAAGAGGTTTTATTTGTGGGTTGGCTTGATCTGATAAGGATTAGCGGTAATGAATATAAATATGCTAGGAATGAATTAAGGCTTGTCTGTGAGGCTGTGAGTTTGGTTAAAATGGAAATAAAAAAGACTCAGTTATAAAACTGAGTTATATGCTTTTAATTTGTTTTTTAGATCATTTGTAACTTGTGTTCCGCTTCTTTGATCATGATTTTCAATTCTTGAATTTCATCGGCATGTTTTTTGTTTTCAATCGCTTTTTTCAACCATCCATTTAAGATTTTGATCCGTTCTTTCTGTTTGTTTTGCTTATCAATTAACGTTTGTTGTCGACAAGCATTTATGAAGTCATTTCCACCTCTGTTAACATTCATTTTAATGTGTTTATGTTTATAAAATACCCGGCAAGAATAGCCACCATATGAACCACAATAAAAATTCCCATATTCTGAGACTGCATCTTTTTCTGTTTTGAAATACTCGACTGTATCATTTTCGGTATTGTATATCACATAATTTCCTTTTTCTTCGATTTGTTTTCGGAATTTTTCATTCTCTAAATGAGTGCTATATTCATCTTTCGATACTTCCTGAATCCCTGACCCATTGCACGTAAAACATTCGCCACCGTTCACATGTCTAAAATAAGGAATAACACCTTTGCCGCTGCACTTCTTACATGGAATATTGTACATTTCAAATTCCCCTTTCGGTTATGTATTGCTTAACTATATTTAAATTGTATCACGGCTATCTAAAATAGTCAATATATTTCTTTTAATTTGTTTTGTTCTTCGACTCTAACATACATAAAATACCAATCTATTGACACATTGAATTAAGAGAGGTGCTAGGCTATGATTTCATCAGATGGAATTATTTATATAAAATTCCATCAAAAAGGAGGAGAGTTAAGAGATGAAAAAGGTCTTAAAGTTATGTGTGCTGTTCGGTGTGAGTATGGCGATCTTATTAGGGTTCTCACCTCAGAATGCTTCAGCAGCCTGGTCAGATTGGCAGAGCTTTGATGGATTTAAACAAGGATGTAAGGTTCGTGTGTACACTGATGCATTGAACTACTCATCTAAGGCTAGTACAGTAGACGTGAAGGCTGAACAGAATGGTAACTGTGGTACTATCTATTATGGCATGTTCTTATCGTGGAGAGGTTCGGACAGTGTGTCAATTGGGTCAAACTATCCTACAGGTTCATTTACTTCTAATACCCCTTTAAAGTCTATTAACATTATTCATCAACGAGAGAAAACTGATGCTATTGTTTATTTAGAGATGAAGAAATCGGAAAACGGCGATATTATATCAAGAGCAAAATCACAATGGCTAACTGTAGAATAAAAACAATTAAAGGGGATCAGTTTGACTGCTGATCTCTTTTTTATGATGATTTAAAGGATGATAATACAAGTGTGTTAAATAAAAAATAAGTCTTCGACTCGCCGCCCGCTGTTATTCAAACGATTCTTTATAAAAAAAGAATGTGCTCCCTCATCTGATTACAGTTTCAATTTTTTTAAAAAAATTCTGTTGAAATGGTTGACTTTTTAACATTATATTGTTCTCACTGTTTTTCTGAATCAAGATTCAATAAATCAAGTTATAACTACCCTTATAACCGTAAATGAATACCATATATTAGGCTATGTAGGGGGGTATATTAACATCCAAAATAACAAAAAAGGGAACGAATATTCCCCTAGCACTTCCATTTCCACACCATGATTATTTTTCGAATTCAGCCTAATTTCAATCGTATTCGCTATCGTAAAATCCTTTCATCTCAACACTTTTCACCCCTTTGCCTTTCTCTATAACACTCCACTTCTCACTCTAATTATTCTTATCTCCTTCTCTATTAGAGGTTTTACGATTCAAATCCCCTCTCCCTAAATAAATAACACATAAATCCCTTGCAGCCACTTTCTTTTCTCTCCTTCAATCACTCCAATACGATATCAACATATTCGTTCCCTGTAATTAAAATCACTATCCAATCCTTGGGTGAAAAGTTACAATATCTTTAGTGGTGATTTAATAATGAAGCTAAGGTTGCTGGGTATCGTTATCCATTCCGCTTTATTTGCTTATAGACAAAAACAAATTAAAAGTATATAATAAGAATATAAAATTCAAGTAAGGAGTGATTTTGATGTGTAATTGAGATCATCAATTGTGCAGTGTTAAATACTCTAAGAATATTCAATAGGAGTGATTCAATGAAAAACATATCGAAAATTTTGGAGGAGAAGCATGTTACTACATAATACAGAAGGATATACATTAACAAAAGACGTCCAAATTAAAGAAAACGGTCATACATACATTAAACGAGAAGTATTAAACCGTGCTCTCAACATAGGTGAAGCAGCCTTTGTTGGTAATAGCAGAAACAAGATTAAGAGATTAAGTGAAGAAGAATATATGTTTATTAGAAAAGAACCTGTTACCAGTGAAAACACTGTTGTTTCAAAAAGATTATTAAACAAATTAAAAGAATTGATTGAAGATGAATTCGGAGATGGTATTTGTCTTTCTTCAGAAGAGAAAGTGAAACACGTTAAAATGATCATCAAGAGGAATCCTTGGATTGAAGATATGTCATTTATTTCTTGTCCATCCGATATGAGCAATGAGGATCTTCACTATTTGCTTGATCAGATTGCATCATACATAACTGAAATTGAATTATTTAAAACAAATTAAAAATACATAGTTTGAAAGGAGGGGTACCTATTGGACAATCAACAATTTTATACATATAAATTTAATTCTTCACGCCTAAAAGAATTTGGATACAACATTACTCTTTCTTTTCAAGAAGCACAGGAATACAACGAGGTAATTACCTTATTTGATAATCAAATTTTAAGATCAATAAGAGACATTAAGAACGAAATCATCGATTATGCTTACCTTGAGACTCTTAACAAAGAGAAAGAGCATTTACAAAAACAAAAGCATTCTCAAGAAATCTCTAAAAGATTAAAAGAAATTCAATCAGAAATCAATGAGATGCTTTTCGTACCAGAATACATAGCGATCAAAATGGATCACAACAGCCATTATAGAGACTTACATAAAAATGGATTGATCTTAAATAACAAACGGTTTGTCCGCTTCTCTTCTTCTGCAGGTCAAGCAAGAGTGTCCACTGTCGTATTTATCGAAGAAGAGACCTCCAAAAGACTTAATGAAATCCTGGATAACGGAAGAGATTTAAATAAAGCCCTAGTCCCTTCTAAGTTTAATGCATATAAGGGATTGGCTGGCAGCGCCACTCAAGTAGTTAGCGCTCCCCGGTTTTGTTTAGTCCCTGATTATTATAGCGACACTAAAGTAAAAGTAAACTTTGTGACTGAAACAGATTTTGAAGAAGATGACATTATCGAAGTTAAAGATATTGTTGAATCATTTAACCGTTTTGATGGCCAAGGCTTGATTAGCTATGAGATGGCGAAAAAATGGGCAGATGAATTAGGCTTAGATTATGTACCTGCACAATGGTGTATCAGACAGAACTTCATCAAAGGAATGCTTAACACCTTCCCCATTCATGAGTTTTGTGAAAAAGTCAATAACGGCAATTACAGAATAAGAACTTCATATAAGGAAGGGAATGGGAAACCAAAAATTGTTGACTTAAGAGACATCGATGTAATCCTTACCGAAAGCCAATTTAAACTTTGGGACAGCTTCCCTTCTATTGAAGTTTACGAGCATAATTGCGAAAAGAACAATTTAAAATGGGGAGTATCACTGCATAGTCCTAAAAAAGATAAAGACATTTTGAAAATGAACTATCAATTTTTGCAGACACTGAACCTTAACAACGAGGACATTGAAATGATATGTGAGAAGTTTGTAAATTGGATTACTGGTGTTAATTCAGGGAACATATATTACACCATTCTGTTCTTGCTTGGAACTGACGTTACAGACGAAAAAATCATGAATTACTTAGAGAAATCTGAAAATCATTGGGTTAAGTCCTTAATCGTGAACCCCAATTTAATCAATGACAAATACATAAAAAAGAAAATATATGACCTTATGAAAAAGAAAATCCAACGTGGCTGCTTAGGGGATATTATCTTAGACGGGAACTTTCAAACACTTGTCAGCGACCCCTATGCAATGATGCAGCACGTTTGTGGCTTAGAGGTAACAGGGCTTTTAGGTAAGCGTGAATACTACTCAAATTATTGGAATCAAAAAGGGGTCAAATATGTTGACAGTATGCGCGCTCCCCTCACCTATCGCAGCGAACATTTGATTTTGAATCTTAAGCGAAATGAGGATTTGGATTATTGGTACAGATACAATTACACAGGCATCATTGTGAATGTGCATGGATCTGAAACAATGAATTGGGCTGGTAGTGATTTTGACTATGACATTATTGCAACCACGTCCAATGAAACAGTATTAAGAGGGGTTTATAAAGATGAGCTGCCAGTTGCATACACCCCTCCCACTTCGACTAAAAAGGTTTTAACAGAGGAAGATTTGTTTAATGCAGACCTGTTTTCGTTTGGGTCAATCATTGGCTCGATAACAAATAAAAGCACGAGTGGATATGCCCTTCTTTCGCAATTAGACGTTGATTCTGATGAATATTTGACTACATTGAACCGTGTAAAGATGTGTACGAAATTGCAAAGTGCTCAAATTGACAAAGCGAAAATTGGGAGAGAAGTTAAAGGAATTCCTTCGCGTTGGATCAATTATCAAAAGATCAAAAAAGATGATCAGGAGAAAATAAAACTGGAAAAGGAATTTCACAATAAAATCTTATTGGATAAACATCCCTACTTCTTTATTTATTTGTATAAAGGCACAAAGAACAAATACAAAAAACATGTCAAAGCCTACGATATCTCTTGCAAGCAGAAGTTTGGAGTTAGCCTTGAGGAGCTAAGGAAAGTAAAACGAAAGACAAAGGAGCAACATGACTTCCTTAAGCTATTTGAAAGGTTTAACCCTGTGATTGAAAGCAATTGTGTAATGAATAGGCTATGTAAATACATTGAATCTGTTGATTTCGGTATAAGAAGCATTGTAAACAAGGATGTTGACTATGAGATTTACAAGCTTTACATGGACGACACTATTGACTTTGATGAATCGCGTTACAAAAAAATAATGAAAGCATACCAAAAACATAAGAAGAGCATTAATCAATCCTTTTCATTTGGAACAAGTAAATCTGATAAGAATCTCTATGATGCAGAGCTCTGTAACAATTTCTCAAACTCCCTAGAATTATTTAAGCAAAAGATAAGCGATATCTGTTCCAATGTTTATGAAGCAGTTAATTACCTTATTCGCTTATTCTATGTTGATGAGAAGAGCTCCAATAAAGAGATCCTATGGCATCTATACGGCCAATACATATTTGAAAACGTAAAAAGAAAGCAAGACAGTTTCCACATCCCTGTTTTGGATCAAGACGGAGATATTAATTACCTTAATAAACACTATTCATTAAGAAAGGTGTGTCTATGATAGACAAATTTAAGTTTAAAGAGAAAGAATATGCAGAAGCAATTATTGAAAATGGATTTATTTCAAAAAACCTGAATTATGAATTGAAGCTATTGGCCAAGTATTATAAAGAATTAGGATATAAACCTAAAAAACGAGAAGAACTCCTTTATGATTTCTGTGAAAAAAACATAGAGAATTTTAGCCGGGTGCTATATTACAAAAAAATTAATACAGTACTCAATCATGCAAGAAAAAAAGAAAATATTTTAATCAATATAGATGAAATTGATATAACCGAGAATGAACTTCGATTTATTGATTCTTTAGATATCAACCATCAACAAAAAAAGCTCTGCTTTACCCTTCTCGTCTTAGCAAAATTATATTCGACAGTTCATCACATCAAATACGGGGAGCATACAACAGAACACTATTTTGGCGGAAACAACAAAAGATACAAAGAACTTATAGATGCTTCTCATACTTCGCTAACTGCCAACAAGCTGCATCAAAACATTGGAGAGTTGGTCACGAAAGACATTGTTGAGATTCGAAATAAAGGATTCATTAAATTAAGTTTTATCTATGGTATTGAACCTGGCGGAGAAACGGCTATCAAAATAAGATCGTTTGACAGTATCGGCCTTTATTATGATCTGCACACTGGTCAAAAGAAAGTTAAACCATGTGTCAATTGTCAAACCCCATTTAGATTTAAAAGTAACAAATCTAAATACTGCCCTTTTTGTGCATCCGTTATAGCAAAAGAAAAAACAAGGGCAAGAGTAAGAAAATATCGAAATGTAACGCTTTAGAAAAACGCTAAAACCCTTGATATATAAGCGTTTTTGAACCATACATAAATTTTTATTATATGGAAGGATACATAAAATTAAACTTACATTTAGGAGGAAATAAGAATGAATAAAAAAGAACTAATTGGTGCAGTTGCAGAGGCTACAGGACTAACAAAGAAAGATGTGGAATTGGTTGTTGACTCAACATTTGATGTAATCACATCTGCTCTAAAAGATGGTGAAAAAGTTAAAGTGCACGGTTTTGGCAGTTTCGAAGTGCGAGAGCGTGCTGCACGCAAGGGGCGCAACCCTCAATCAGGGGAAGAAATTGAAATCCCAGCAACAAAAGCACCAGCATTTAAAGCTGCTAAAGCTCTTAAAGATGCTATCAAACAATAATTAAAAGGAGAATTATTCTGTTGATTGAGTTTAACTATGATGATTTAGAAAAAGTAATATTAAAAAATGTAAAGAAGCACAATATTACGATTACCAAAGAACAGATCGAGCTTTTCTTCGCCTCAGAGGAAGAGTATATGAGGAGTATTGGGTTAATCCCTTAGAATAATTACTCCTTTTCCCTCCACTTCCATTTGAAGTGGGTCGGATAATAGTCATTTGCGAGGGATCGAGGTTAGATCGATCGTCTGTATCTCTAGGAGACAGGCAAGTGGCTATTATCGGGCTGGATATTGTCGATAAGACCTAAGCGCATAAAGACGGGCGAACCCATCGCAGTCTTATCATGGGGGACAATTAAGCTCACCAATTAATTGCGGTGTACAGCTTCGGCTTGCACTTAAGGGGATTGGATGCTTCTTGTCCCCTTCTAAAAATAATCTATCAGAGATAATGTGTAATAGTTGGCAATATATCAAAATTATATTAAAATCAGTCTATATTCCTAAAAAGGAGTCGATAGAAAATGTCAAAAATCGCACTATTCGAGGCTCTTCCTTTAAGAAATACTATTTCTAAACGTATTCAGGAACTCTTACAAGAACGTGAAAGTGTTGCATATGTTGAGTATGATAAAGGCGAAGAATACATCAAACCTACAAAAAGTGTAGATCAAATTACATCTGATCTGGAAGAGGCTAGAAAAGATTATCGAGATCTGGTAGTATTAATGTCCGAAGCTAACCTTAATGCTAAAGTTGTATGGGATGAAAAAGAATTGTCTATTACTGAGGCTCTTGAGTTAGCTCAGCAACTTAGAGGTGAAGCTAATAGACTTAAAAGCTACGGCCGTTCTAAAGAAACTGAACGACTATCATCTTACTCTGATGTTATTAGCTATCGTAAAGCAATGTTTGATCCTGAAAAAATGCAATCTAAAGGATTAAAACTTGAAAGAATGGCGAATCGCTTATCAAATGCAATTGAAAAAGCAAATCATAACTATGAAATTGAGTTTGAGGCTGCTGAAAAGTATCTATAAATGCTGGGCTTTTGCCTTAGCTATGAGGGTGAAACTAGATTTCACCTTGATAGCTGATGTAAAATCATCAGCACGGAGCATCAGAGAAGTAGAGAGCCGCCTTGGTTTAGAGCGTATCTGAACTGTAATACCGATAAAATTACAACATTTATTTGTAGGATGGGAAACGGATAACGTTTAACAGCTTACGATTTACGTGATTTACGATTTGACGGACGTTAGATATTTAGTGTGGTCATATTTCGATAAAATAACTTAACTCTGTTCTCTGCTGCTTCACTTTTAGCTCATCTGCCACGTGTAGAAGGAGTTCCTGAAGACGTCTTATAAAGGCGTCTTTTGTTATTTCGGCTTACTTAAATTTTTGCCGATTTAAAGGTTTTGGCTAACCCGTAATCAGCCACATTCCCTGTCGATCCGAAGGCTTGCGTTCCTACGTGAGCTACTTATGTAGGTGAGATGGGGCTTTTATTTTTTGTAAATTCCTTCGGGTGTTTTCCCTCAACACCTATCCGATTTATTCATTTCTTATTATTCCCCTCCATCCCCTCTTTTCGGATTGGCCGATGCTGTCGGATCATCGGACTTCCGAAGGAATTTATTTAAGTTTATATATCAATTAAAAGGAGAACAAGGAGGAAAAATTTATATGGCAAAAGGCAGATCAAGTAAAAAAGTTAATCAAGTGAATTTAAAAGGTTTTTTAGATATGGATTCAATGGAAATAACTGAACAAACAAAAGAAGATGAATACACATATGATTTAAAAGAACGATTATATGAGTTTAATGGGAAAAACGTGTCAATCACGATCAAGGAAGAGAATGAGCTTCCTGTTAAAGAAGCTGAGTAGGATGGTGATTGAATGATCGATCCTATTCAAACGAAGCGCCGCCCTGATGAGAATTTAAAAGAATGGAAAATTAGAATTTGCTCCAATAAAGATGTTTACGATTTAAACTGGGAAGAAATTAAGGAGCTTATTAACAAAGAAACTGGTGAAAATAAAGGAGAATCCGCTTATAGGAAATGGTTCAAAAACTTCATTGAAGGCGTTGAATACCAAAAAGAAAAATCAGCAGATTCAAATGCTGCCTTGATCGAATTAGAAATTAAAAAGCTTGAAGTTATGGAAGAACGAAAGAAACTTCAGGCCGTTAAACATGAATTTCATAAGGAAACACGAATAAAAGGCAGAACAGAACTCCTTTACGAAAATGTATCCCAAGCAATCAAAGAAAACGGCACTCTTCCCCCTCCCTCATTTCAAGCACTGGAAAAGAACGAGAAAAAAAGAGCTGCTGTCCTCGGCTTTGGTGATGAACACTTTGGTAAACAATTTAAAAGTTGCAACAATGAATACAACGAGCAAATTTATCTTGAACGTATGAACCAAATTCTCTCTGAGACTATTGAATACATAAAAAAAGAAAGCCTAGATGAATTGGTCGTACTAAATGGTGCTGACAGTGTTGAAGGAATGGCATTACGGGTATCTCAACTGACGGCTTTGCAGTACGGTTTCATTGATCAAGTTATCAAATACTCACGTTATAAGGTTGAGTGGCTTAAAGAACTTTCTAAATACGTAAAGATCAAGTACATACATATCCCTTCTGCTAACCATACAGAGTTAAGATTACATAATTCAAGTCGTTTGGAAATGCCTAAAGAGGATGTTGAGCGTATCATTGCCACATATATTCATGACATGCTTAAAGACAATGAGCGAATTGAAGTTCCGCTTCAAGATGAAGCTATCGTAGACTTCAAATTACTGGAGTTTGAAATTGCAGCTTGTCATGGTCACCAATTAAAAAATAAAAAGAACGCTATTCGTGACATTTCACAGATGAAGCGAAAATTCTACGACTATTTATATGTGTCACACTTCCATCATGGAAACATGCTTACAGTTGGCGAAGCAGCCACGCATAATATTCAGGTAATACAACTCCCTTCTGTGATGGGATCAGACGACTATAGTGATGGGCTAATGACAGGTGCTAAAGCTGGAGCTAACCTTTCAATTTATGAGTCTGGTAAAGGCCGGGTTATTCAATACGATTACATATTAAATTAAAAACCTACTTAAGGGTTGCGACCAATCGCAAAGGAGAAATACATAATGAACAATATGGAATTTGTAAAAGAAAACATAAACAAATGTCTAGAAAAACTCACGAAATTGCGGATAGACGGAAATCATTCAGCATATAAGACTTTTGCTAAAGCTTTAAGAGAATACATTGCAATGTTCAATCATCCAAATAAAGATGAAGCTGAACATTTATCAAAAGTTATTAAGTTAGTTCTTGTTGAAAGACAAGGTCTAGAAAGTTTTATTCGGAAATCCTTTGACGAAGAAGATTTTAAAGCCTATTACAGTTTAAGCAACGTCTACGAAGATATAAACAAAATGCTTATTGATTTAGTGTCTTCTGTAAATCAGATTGAGGAAAATCTAGATAAGCATGAGTATCACAATTACCCAATTACCGGGAATAATCTTTAAGGAGGGATTTTAATGAAACTAAGAGGGTTTTTAATTGAAAAGTTGGCTGGGAACCGACCTGTAGCCCTTAATTTAAAAGTAAATGGAACATTGGATGCAGATAAAACAAAAGAAGGTTTGTTTAAAAACATTAAGTGTATCTGAATAAATCTTTAATTTTATTCAAAAATCGATGATGAAGATGGATAAAACAGAAGAAATTGAATTGATGAACAGACATTTGGAACAACTTATTAAATTGAAACAGTCCAGCAGCATTTGAAATAAAAAGGAACCCACCGTTAAGTGGATTCCAATAAGGGCTATTTCTTTTTAAAGATGATGTCCAGAGCTAACAGGATAATACAACCTACAAGAATGATGATTGAGATAACATTTGACCCGAAGCCAGTGTTCCAGTTTTTCCAAATTGAGTAGACTTGGAAAAGGAGCAAAAGGATAACTGCTAACCTAAATGGCAATGTAAATGATTTAATGGTTATCACCTATTCTCTATACGCATTGTCGTATTACGTTTGATATGTTGAAAAAATCAAGAAAAGCCTCTCCTACATCCTTTGGCAGGTTATTGGTTGTTCTTTTTACAGCTTCTTTCCAAGCGTCTACTGTTCTCCATCTTTGCTTTTTCAAGCTTTTGTACTTAGAGTAAATTCTGTCAACGGTTTTCTTTACGCCGCCGAGTAAGTTGATGGCTTTTTTCAATTTGACAATCTTAGAGAGTGGGAAGCCGACAGTCCCAATCATAAGACCAACAGCGATTACGCAGTCCCACGCTCCAGCAGGTTGAATTGCAGAACTGTCAGCAGATGTTTTAGATTCTTTTACATCTACATCAGATAAAGACGGAACAACTAAATTATCACCGTTTGTAGTGACTTCAACCCCTGTTTTTTCTGTTAACCAACTAGCTACTTTTTCGGGACCTTGTTTTTCAACACTAGCTGGCAACTGCTCAATACCTTCTAAGAATTTAACAAAATTACTGTCTGGTGAAAGAAGTTCACTCTCTAAACTTCCTGTTGGCGCATCAATTTCCCCCTCTTCCTTTGCTGATGCGAAGGACGGTGTGATGGTCGCAAAAGCTAGTAGAAAGGCTAAAAAGAATGGAAAATATTTTTTCATATCGTTCCCCCCTTTGTTTTTAATATTTTTTAAGCCCTTTCACCGCAACTATATCATATTATCAAATACAAATAAACAATTTATACCATAATTAGTACTTAGTTACCACCCTCTCTGTATTTAACTAATCTTTATTAAATATAAATACTTAAATACAGAGAGGATAAAATAAAAACACCTTTTTAGAACGCCCAGTGATGATTGAGGCCTCTTCTCCTCTACCTCTTATTGCTGGGCGTTTTATAAAATGTGTTTTACTAACAATATTGGAGGTGAATCAATGGCTACACAAAAACTTATGTGCTCCTGCTGTGGGAAAGCTCAAGCTATTTCTCAGTTTTATAAATCTGAATCCTTGTTTAACGCAGCTACAGGAAAACTAACAGTCTGTAAGATGTGTCTTCAAACTGAATACAAGAAAGACCCTGAAAATTTAACACATGTACAAAACATTTTACGTATGATTGACCGCCCTTTTATTTATGATATTTGGATAGCTTCAATAGATGAAGCAAAAACAAAAGCTAAGAATGGCGATGCTAATGTTTTTGGTGTCTACATGAAAAATATCGGAATGAAAGATTTCATCTCCAAAAATTGGTCAGATAGCGAATATGATTTTGAAGAAGAACAAGAACATACAAAGAAAATGTTGCTTGCTAAAAGCGATGAAAATGTGACACAGGAAGACATTGATGAATTCATTCAGTTTTGGGGACGCGGTCTATCTATTGAGGATTATTTATGGCTTCAGAATGAGTACATAGACTTTACAAATAGATATGAATGCGACTCTAAAGGAATGGAACTGCTTATAAATCAAATTTGTCTAACAATGCTGGATATTCGTAAGCGTCGTGAAAATGGAGAGAAAGTCGACCAGCAGCAAAAAACACTCCAGGATTTATTGGGATCGAGTAATCTAAAACCAGTTCAAGAATCAGGCGCTAGCGGTGTTGAACAAGAGACCTTCGGTACATTGATAAAAAAATATGAAAACGAAAGGCCAATTCCAGAACCTGAACCTCGCTGGAAAGATCCTGATAAGATTGGTAAGTACATAAAAGTATTTTTCTTAGGCCACTTATCAAGGATGCTTGGTATTAAGAATGACTATTCAAATGAATATTGGGACGAAATGAAAAAGCACACTGTTGAAGAGCCTGTAGATGAAGAAGATGACGAGGTAAACGAAAATGGCCTCATACAGTAACTTTACAACAGATCGAAAAAAACATAGTAGAGGGATTAATCTCTTCAATAAAGGCAAGAACTTCAACAAAAAATCTAAATCAGAAAGACTGATGGATGGCATTGGTGCTTGGGCTTCTTTTTATCGAGCTAACCCCCATCGATTTGTAAAAGAATACTTAGGAATAACCCTTAAATTATTTCAATGCATTTTGATTTATATGATGGTTCACAACCATTATTTCATGTATTTAGCTAGTCGCGGACAGGGTAAAACTTGGTTAACGTCGGTGTACTGCTGTGTTCAAGCCATACTATTTCCTGGTACAAAGATAGTCATTGCTTCAGGAACTAAAGGACAAGCAAGAGAAGTTATTGAAAAAATTGATGATTTGCGAAAAGAGTCCCCGAATTTAAAACGAGAAATTGAGGACTTAAAAACTTCAACTAATGACGCAAGGGTTGAATTCCATAATGGTAGTTGGATTAAAATTGTTGCATCAAACGACGGAGCTCGCTCAAAACGTGCAAACCTTTTAATTGTGGACGAGTTCAGAATGGTCGATTTTGAGATCATTAGCAAAGTACTGAGAAAGTTTCTTACCGCTCCAAGGTCTCCAAAATATCTTGAAAAAGAAGAATATGCTCATTTAAAAGAACGAAACAAAGAAATTTACTTATCCTCCTGCTGGTATAAAGTTCACTGGTCATACGGCAGATTTGTAACCTATTTTAACGCAATGATGAAAGGATCAAAGTATTTTGTATGCGGTCTTCCTTATCAAATTGCTATTAGAGAAGGACTCCTCGATAAAGACCAAGTAAAGGACGAAATGTCTGAAGAAGACTTTGACCCCATTGGCTGGTCAATGGAAATGGAAGCATTGTGGTTCGGAGAATCTGAAAAAGCTTATTTTAAATTTGAAGACCTTGAAAAAAATCGAAAGCTCGCCTCTCCCCTATTCCCGCCTGATTACTATGACCTCATTAAAGATTCTAATTTTAAATTTGAAAACAAAAAACCTGGAGAATTAAGGTTAATTAGCAACGACATCGCTGGCATGGCAGGCAAAGACAATGACGCTAGTGTGTATACCGTTTTCAGATTAATTCCAAATTCTAATGGTTATGATAGACACATTGTTTATATGGAGAGCATAGTTGGTGGACACACAGGTTCACAAGCAACTAGGATAAGACAATTATTCGAAGATTATGCATGTGATTACATTGTGCTAGATACTCAAAGCATTGGTCTAGGTGTATATGATGCGCTTTGTCAGCCTCTATATGATAAAGAAAGAGCTAAAGAATATGAACCGCTCTCTTGTATCAATGACGAAAAAATGGCTGAACGTTGCACATATCAAAATGCTAAAAAACTCATTTACAGTATTAAAGGTAACGCTCAATTAAATAGTGAGATTGCAGTTCTTCTTAAAGATGGATTTAAACGAGGAAAAATTAAAATCCCTATTAATGAAAATGAAGGGCGAGAATATTTGAAGCGATTCAAAGGATACGAAGCCTTACCGGAAGAAACCAAGGCCAAATTTATCTCATCTTATGTCCAAATCACCTTGTTAATCAATGAAATGATAAACCTTGAAGCTGAGTACAACGATAATGGTCAAGTTAAGCTAAAAGAACCTAAGAGTAAACGGAAAGACAGATATAGTTCCGTGGCATACGGAAATTATGTAGCCACTCTTTTAGAACGGAAACTCAACAAACAAACAGAATATGACACTGATGATGATCTTGTCTACTTTTAAAAGAAATGAGGTGAAGTATGACTGATATTAAAAAAATCGATATTGAATCGGAGGAGTACAAAAAGCTGCTGAACGATTACAGCACCTATGTGTCTACTTTTGCATCTGGCTTTGTTTCTAACTTATTTTCTCAAGGTATTATAAGCGAAGTAGATGCTAAGCAGTTAAAAGAATACTTTTCTGATCCTGATGAATTTCAGGAAGAAATAGAAGATCTTGCTCAATATTTCTATATTTCAACCGCTGAGATTCATCAACTATTTGAGTTAATTGAAGCCCTCCCCACTTTGAATTATAAAATTGATTCCTTTACAAAAAGCAAGTCCTCTGATAAGCACATATCCCTTTTAAATAAAGCCCTCCATAAAGTAAAGCATAAAAGATTAACACGCGACTTGCTAAAACAAACTGCAGCAGCAGGAACACTCGTTGGAATTTGGCTAGGAGACGATAAATCCCCCTACCCTTTTGTGTTCGACAGTGTTAAATATGTTTTTCCAGCTTTCAGAAGAAACGGTGATTGGGTTTGTTTAATCGATATGGAGTATTTTAGCAACATTAAAGAGGACTATAGAAAAGAGCTGCTAAACAGCTTTTCCCCTTTCATTAAGAGTTCCGATTATGAAAACTTCCTTCAAGATCGTGAGAAATACAGATACAAGGAACTTCCTCAAGAACGGACATTTCCACTTCGAACTGGAACATTAAAAAGAAATCAGGGATTAGGTACATCATGGGTTACACCAGGATTGTATGATGTTCTACATAAAAAGAAACTCAAAGATGTTGAAAGGGCAATTGCTAATAAAATCATTAATGCAGTTGCGGTTTTAACCATCGGGACTGATAAGGGAAAAGGTGAATACACAAACCTTAAACTTCCAAAGGCAGTAAAACAAAAAGTACACTCTGGAGTTAAAACTGCTTTAGAAAAAAACAATAAAGATGGGGTTACAGTTGTTTCGATCCCTGACTTTGCAAGTTTAGCATTCCCGGATGTGAAAGCTGATGGATTAGACGGAGCCAAGTTTGATCATATCAACAGTGACATACAATCCGCTTATGGTTTATCAGGTTCTCTGTTAAATGGTGAGGGTGGCAACTATGCAACGTCCTCATTAAACTTAGATACCTTTTACAAAAGAATTGGCGTCTTAATGGAGGAAGTTGAACAAGAAGTATATCAAAAACTCTTTAATCTTATCCTTCCTGCAGGTCAAAAAGATAATTATTACATGAACTATGACAAAGATAAGCCTTTAACTCTTAAAGAAAAGATGGACATTCTCATTAAGCTTAATGATAAAGGTTGGTCAATTAAACATGTAATCGACAATATTGCAGGCGTGTCATGGGAAAGTTATTTGGAACAAACTTTATATGAAACAGATGAATTGAATCTTCAAGATAAGATAAAGCCTTATCAAACATCCTATACATATACAGGCAATGAAGCTGGATACCCTGTTGTAGATGAAAGTACTAATGAAAACACTATTAAATCTGCAACATCAAATGGAAACAGCTTACCAGACTAATTTGCAATGTTTTGAAAGGAGGTGAATAAACGTTTGGCCAAAGAGCAAAAGAAAAAAGTTTTTCAATTGCAGCTAAATGAGATAAAGAAAACAGATGATCCCACAAAGCTCCCCTGCACTTTTATCATTTTTGACTTTGAGACATCTCATAACAATACAGTGATTTCTAAGGAAGTTGCCTTGGACGCCTCCCCTACTATTATCAATAAGCCTATTGTTGCAAAATATCATGAGGTTGAAGGAATCAATACAGCTACTGACGCTCTCGGATCACATGAAGCATATTTAGGCACTGATAAACACGGTGAACTTGAAGTTAAGACAGATACCACCCCAATCGGAGTGTTTACTTCTGAGGGATACATTATTGAGATCGATACCGCAGAAGGGAAAAAAGAAGTTTTGGCTGCAGATGCAGTTTTATGGAGTTCGCGATTCAGTGATGCATGTGAACTTTTGTTGGAATGGTATTCGCGGGGCATCAATATAAACACAAGCTGTGAAATTCTATACTCAAATTACTCTGTTAAAGATGGAATAGAGTACATTGAAGCACCTATTTATTTAGAAGGTCATGCGATCTTGAATTCGGAGAAACGAGGAGAACACGATATCGTCCTCCCTGCATATGATTCATCTCGCCTAGTGAGTTTTAATGAGATGCAAAAATTCGAGAAATTGGTTGCACAAGCTGCGAACCAAGAAAAACAAAAGGAAGGTGAAAAAGTGGATAAATTTAAAAAAGTCTTTGAGCTATCACATTCAGACATTAGGGCACTTATCTATAATCAGCTTGACCCAACTCTAGAATCAAACGAGGAATCCTATATTGCTGATGTGTATGATACATACTTTATTGTAAACATTTATAGCTGGTCTGAAGATAATTCTTACGACAAATATTACAAAATTAACTACGCCAAAAATGGGGATACTTTAACAATTGATTTTGACTCTAAAATAGAAGTCTTCTTAAAAAGAAACTGGGAAGAAGTTGTCCCTGAAGAAATTCAAAGTCAGTTAAATGAAAAAGACACAACAATTTCGAAGCTCTCTGAGCAATTTAATGAAATTAAGGAGAAATTTAATACAGCAAGCGAAAAACTCGTTCAATTAAATTCTGCTCTTGAAGAGCTAAAACCGTTCAAAGAACAACATGAAAAAGCTGAATTCGAAAAAAGAGTCCAAGAAAAGAAAGAATTCTACAAGTCTAAGTTTGAAGCTCTTAATGCTGAAGAGAAATTCGAAACAGAAGAAGTTCAAAATCTTATCTTGGCATCTGCAAAAGACAGCGAAGAAACTGACAAGGCAATCCTTCAATTGAATTCAATGTTGGTTGATCTTGTAGACCACGAAGCTGATCAAGATGAAGTTTTTATTAGAGAGTTGTCAAGTAAACGTGAAAAATTACTTAAAGAGGACGACTCATTTGAGTCACGCTATTCATCTTAAAATATAAAATGGAGGATTTATAAATGGCTACTAGACTACAAACTGCCCTCACAGAAGTAGGGAAACATACTACTGGTAACTTAAATTCATTAAAAATTAAAACACTTGCTCACGGTGCCAAGGTTTCAGGATCAGATATCGACAACTTTATGCTCGTGGAACTCGGTTTTGATGAAGAAGGAAACCGTATCGCAAAAAAACTTTCCAATAAAAAGCACAGAGCTTACTTAATTTCAGCTCCCGAAGTTCGTTATTTGGGCGAGTCTTTAACTGATTTCTATAACGCTAAAGGTGAACATGCTCGTATCGTTATTTTGGAACCAGGATACACACGTTTTGATGTTTCTGCTTTCTCTTTGAATGAAGGCGTCAAAGAAGTTAAACGAGGACAAGTGGCGCACTTTGATATTAAAACTGAAAAATATGTTTTAAGCGACCCTGCTTCACCTCATGCTGACTTTGCAGATTCTTCTGCTAAATTCCTTGTTGTAAACAGCGAAGATGATCTCCAGTACACAATGGGACAAAAGCTGGTACGTCTCGAAGTAATTACAGGATCAGAAACAGGCTTAGTACCTGGAACAAGTTCTGAGGCTCAAGCAAAAGCCGTAGACATTGGCGATTAATAGAACTTTAATAAACACTTATTGAAAAGGAGTACATTATATGAAACTTGACACTGTAAAAATTAAGGGCTTATTTAGCCGTGTGGTCAACAATAAGATGGAAGCCACAGATAAATCGGATATCGAAACTTATATTAAAAAAGTATTTGGTGATGGAACTGTTACTCCTGACCCTTCTATGTTGCACCAGTTTAATACGCTTGTTGTACAGCAAGCAGATGAAATTGCAAAACCAATGGTTACAAATCTAATCACTCTATTTGCAAATCACGAACAAGAGAAACCAGGGAGTCTAAAATTAATCAAAATCCCTAAGAAAAACAAAGCAAAAGTGATTTGGTCTGCTAATGGATCAGGTGTAGATCTAGTCCGTGTTGAAGGTCGAGAAAATGTACCTGCTGTTCCATATACGCTATCCACTGGTTTTTATTATGAGCCACTTGATCTTGTAACTGATTCTGTCGAATATTTCAACAAATTAGTTAATGACATTGCCAATGCAAAAGTTCGATTGTATTTGGATAAAATTCATCAATTAACGGCTGCTGCTATTGCTAAAGGAAAAATCCCACCAAAAAACGTGGCTGTTGGTTCAAACCTTACATTACAAAAATATAATGAAGTTGCTTCAGTTCTTCAGCGTTATGGAGGTAGGCCAGTATTTGTTGGAGACTCGCTTCTTATTGATTACTTTGCTTTTCAGCAAGCTACAGATTCTACATATAAAAACCTTCTAACTGATGGCATTAAAAATGAGCTTCTGACTGCTTTAAACCCTACTACAATTGGAAGAACTACTGCCGTAAACCTCACAAACCCATTCACTGATGAAACTAACTCAAAAGTTGAGTTGCCTGTAAACAAAGGTTATATGTTTGCTGGTGGAGTGTCACAAAAACCATTCTCTATTGTTGAGTACGGTGGGCTTAAACAGTTAACTGAACAAGACATCGAGGATGAAAGAATTAAAATGAAAATCACTCAATCTGCTTCTGTTAACCTTCTGTTTGGTGAAGCGATTGGAATTATCGAGGAACAAGCAGCAGTATCTATCTAAGTATTTATTTTAAAGGATAAACTAGGAGGAAATTATGTCTGATAAAGTTAAATTGGCTCGTTATAGAAACACTTCTTATTTTGTTGGGTACACCGGAGATGGTGGACTTAAACAATTCACTTGGTCAGGTAGTAAAAATGGTAAGGCTGAGATCAAGGAAGTACCTAGAGATGTTGTTGACTGGTTGACAATGAATAGTGTCTGCTTTGATAAAGGTGAATTAGTTATTGTTGATGAAGATGACTCAACAAAACAAATCAAAGAATCAATTGTTGATGCGGAAGCATACACGAACAACACTCACACAAAAGAAGAAATTTCAAAGATGATTAAAACAGGTAACATTGCACAAATGAAAAATAAACTTGAAAAGATTACAGTTGACTCAGAAAAACAGTTTGTTATTGATGTTGCTTCTGAATTCAGTGATGATATCCCTGCTGGAAAACTTAAAGCCTTAGCTGAATGGATGGGTGTCGAAGATCCTTCCCTGCTCTTTGACTAGGAGGTTCAATAATGACTTCTTATGATGAAATTTGGGAGTTTTTCTTGCTAAACTGTAAAACGTCTGATATCAATTTACCTACGGAAGAATCTTTAATTTATAAATCTATAAGGAACGCAGTCCTGCGATTCAATAATAGACTTCGCGACAAAAAATTGAAGTGTAACGATGAAACTGAAACAGTAGACAGAGTAATGAACGAGGATGAATTGTTAATTCTCGTTCATTATTTACGTCTAATTTTTTTAATTAATGAACAGACTTTTTTTCAGACTACATGGCAGCCATTTGCAAAAGACGTTGGTGTTACCAACTATGGTACACAAATCAATTCATTAACAAAGTCAATTGAGAAACAAACAGCAGATATTGACCGCCTCATTATGAATGCAGAGGTGGATTACTTATGAGAGAAAAATATATTAATGAAGGACAAGTCCCCTCCTCTTTACAAGAACACTGCATAAGACTAAGTAAGAAAAACAACTCTGTTCTTTATAAAGTAGAGCAATATTTAAATAAAAAAATGCTGTCTGATATAGAACTAGTTGAAATTCGTGAAATCATTTTGGACGTGAGTGCTGAAATCGTAAGATTAGGTCAATCCCTATCTGGTGATTTAGATGAAAGACTTTAAAAATTACCATCAGATCGACGTTAATAAAAAGATTGAACATGATGGGAAATTAATTTTTCGGGCTGGTTTGAAGGGTTTTCAGTCAGAGACTGTATCAATTGATGAAAAAGAATCAGTAACATGTTTGATTACTTCGAAGTTTTCAAATGGTGATGGAATGACTAAATACATTCTTGGACTGCCCGAAGATATTTATATTGGAGGAGTCGTCAACTGGGACAGTCAAAAGTGGCTAATCACTACTTTCCCAAGCTTTAATAAAATTTATAAAAAGGCTGAAATTAGGCTGTGTAACTCCTCAATAAAGATAACTACAAATGACAGATGGATTGATTCAGACAAAATAAGCGAAGTTACTGGTAAACCAATCAAAACTAAAGTCCCTGGAGAAGTTATTGAAATCCCATGTGTTTTTGAGCGTTCAACATCTATAAATGGGACTGATCTAGCCGTCAACCTTCCTGATGGACAAGCAAACATTACAATTCCAAACGTAAAAAATGACAAAATTAAAATTGGACTCGCTCTCTCATTTTTCGGTGAGGATTATCTTGTTAATGATATTGATTATTCTAAAGTTTATGAAGATCATGGCACAATAAAATTAATTGCCAAAAAGAAAGTCCGAGGTGAAGACAGTGCATGAGTAACATGGTCGAACACATGACCAAGATTTTCAGAACATTGATTGACGATTCAGATCTCAACAGGCTTCTATATTATAAGGACACTCCCCTCTCCCCTGAACTCCCAGATGTTCAGGATTTAGAAGGATATTATGTTGAAACTACTGTTGAAGAGAATGGTAACTCCCGCATTGTCCCCCCTATTTTTAATACGATCTTCAAAAGAGCTCCGAAAACTGACGATATCACTGACACACCAATCTGCAGAGTCTGCATGTATCTGGGAAGTGGTTTATCAAGGCCCTCTAATCAAAGCTATTTGCTTATGGATCAAGACCTTCACATTGATGTCTACACTCATATCGAGACATATGAAGAAAATGAATTCAGGTCATTGAAAATTTTGGACAGATTATCTGCGCTTCTCTTCAATAAAAATATCGCTGGCTTCGGAAAGGCTTTAGCTCCGAAAAGAATGCTGATTGCAAACCCTCCTGCTGGTTATTTGGGTTATAAAATGATTTTCACATTTGGAGCAATGAAATGAATGATTTACGAGACTTTTACATATTAGGCTTACCAATTGAAACTTCGATTGGAGATTGTCATTTCATTAAGATAAAGGATTATTACAAGTTCGCTCAATATCTTAACCTTGTCAGAATGAGTAGGGATGAAATCGCATATAGCCTGTTTTCCGCAAATCAAACTGAGTCTTCCAAGGAAGTAAAGAAACTTACATTATTTGAAGTTGTTACGCAGCTCCCCTTATTTACAGAAGCCTATCATAAAGTATTAAGTAAAATGTTTAATGACGAAGGAATTCTTGAAAAAGTTACTCAGGACAATTTTACTGAAATACGAAAATTGATTTTAGATATGAATTTATTGAAAGAAGAAAAAATCAACCCAAACCCCATTATCCAAAAGGCAATAGAACGAAGCAAGCGACTTAAAAGCCTAGAGTCCTCAGAGCTTAATTTGACAAACATGATCTCAAGCATCGTCGCTTTTGGTTCTAGTGATTATGAAAAGATTGTTAATTGGACTATTTATCAAGTTTACATGACTTTCTTAAGAATAGCTTTATTAAAGAAATATGACACCTCCACCCTTTTTGCAACTGTAGATCCCGATCACGCTAAAAACATAGAGGATTGGAGCAAAGACATAGAGATATTTGAAGATGATAACCACACTCTTTCTAAAAAAGAAGCAGAAAATATTTCTAAAATGATCTCAAGCAGCCACTAGGCTGCTTTTTTTATTAGGAGGAATTTAATTAATGAAAACAGTTATTAACGATACGGCTGACGTTATTCTAAAAAGAAAACGTGATGGCCATTTGGTTGCTACTGCGGAAGCCCAAATTGCTGGATTTTCGCAAGCAGTTACCCAAGATAAGCTAAAGGGTGGTATTGGAAACAGAACAATTGCCATCCTTCGATCTGATAAAGAAATTACTCTGAATCTAAAAAATGCGCTGTTTGACCTTGAATGGTTGGCTATGTCTCAAGGTGTTGAAATTGAAAAAGGAACATTTAACGTCTACAAAACTGATTATGATCTTATTGTTTCAGATATTGGTGAGGTTGCCGTGACAAGGGAGCCGATTGGATTAGTTACCCTTCAAGACGCTAAAGGAAATTCAATTACACTTGAAGCAGAGGACAAAACGGTTACAGTTCCAGAAGAGTTCGCGAAACCTGGTGATGAACTGCTTGCAATTTACAAAGAAGAAGTGAAAGGTCGCTCTATGGAAATTGCCTCTGATAAGTTCTCTGAGAAGTATGAAATTGAATACCGAACAATTGAATACGATCCAGATACTAATCAAGTAATTAACTATTTATACTTTCAATTCGATAATGTTACCCCTTCAGGTGAGTTTGATATGTCACTTGAAAACGGAACTGCTCTCACTCCTGAATTGAAGTTTGAAGCAACAGCGAAAAGAGGTTCGGGGAAAATGGGACGAGTCCTCCAAATTCCAGTCGATGAAGATGGAAATCCTATTGATGATACCCAACCTTCTCCCGAGCCTGAGCAACCAGAACCTACTCCAGATCCAGGATCAGACACAGGAACTCAAACAAAGTCTGTAGACATTGGTGACTAATAATCAAAATCTAAAACAAAAATAAGGAGAGATTCTATTATGGCTGAACAATTTCTAAATGAAAGTAATGGAGTATTTACATCTGCAGAAAATGATGGCACAGGAAAACCAGTAACGGCTGTTTATTTAAAAAACAACAGTGAAGAGAACCCTTTATACATTAAAGGGATGCAAGGCGAGCCGGGACCAAAAGGTGATAAAGGTGACAAAGGCGATCCTGCTGTCATTGAAGAAAAAAGCATTACTCATGAAATGCTTGGTGACAATATCGTCAGAAGTAACAACATTGGAACCGGCAGCGTCTTGCTCGTTAACTTAAACAGCGAAGTTAAGGCTAAGTTCGATGATTTACAAAAACAAATTGATGAATTAAAAGGCAGCCAAGCATCCAGCTAACCAAAAATAATATCTAATAGATAAAGATTATGAGGGGGATTTCCCCTCTTCTTTTTTATACAAATAAAATGCGTGTTTTATTAAGAAAATTATGTAAGGAGGTTTCCAGTGTCTGTTTGCGATTATAAAACACTACCGCGAAAAGTCGAACCTCAAATCACCCCCTTCGTCTTCCATGATTCTGTAACTGAACCTGGTGAAGGCGAAAAACTTATTGTGGGTGCTCATCGCACACTTACTGTTGAAATTACAGGCGACTGTACTTCAAGAGAAGTTAAATTTTATAGTGTTACACAAGATGGCAAGAAAATTATTCTAGAAGGGATAAACTCCTCTAATCACATGTTTGGCGCAAGCACTCTTGGAATTGATGAAATATGGGAATTTGATGTCGTCGGGAAAACCGCAATTTTATTTGAAATAACCAAAATCAATGGTGGTTCACTTACCATTAAGGGAAATGCGGTGACATAGTGATGGATAATCTCTCTAGAGCACAGAATAAAGAAAATGAAATAAAGATTGAAAATCTAAAAGACAGATTTGATTTTTTTGAAAAACATACCGTAGATAACAAAAAAGAAGTTGCCGAAAAAATCGAAGAGTTTTATGAGCTGCTTAATTCTCATGTGATTAATAATGAAAATCCTCATGGAGTAACATCTCAACAAGTAACCATAATTAAAGACCCATCATCATACCAAGATGCATCTTATTCTGGAGATAATTATCCAATCGGCATCTCAACCTTTCCACTCTCACAGGGATCAGTTGGTTTCCCGAGTCAGTACGGAGAATGTTTAAACATAAAAACAACAAAATATCGATTCGCACAGCTTTTCTTCCATGCAGGAAATCGAGAAGATTCAAGAATCTATCTTCGTCATTGGTACCCTTCCACTGGCTGGACAGAATTTATTACAGTCCCCTCCTCTTCTGATGTAGATGAAGCACTGAAATCAGCGAAAGCTTACACAGACGCTCATGCAAATGATAAAGAAAATCCTCACTCTGTTACAAAAGAACAAGTTGGGTTATCAAAAGTTGATAACATTAAACAAGCAGCAAAGACCGAGTTTGATACGCATAACAGCGATAATACTCGGCATATAACTGCGGACGAGAGAGCGAAATGGAACACCGGGCAGCTTTATAAATTAACTGATGACAACGGAGGCAGAACGCTAATCCCTGATGGCACTGATTTATTAACTTTACCATCCGGTCTTTATTATGCTGTCAGCAATAAAATTATCAACTCTCCAGATCCGAAGGCGGTCGAATGGTTTCATTACGATGTTTCAACTAATAATTCGCGAAAAACAATCGTTGTAACTGCTACGGCCAATCCTAGAAGGTGGTTCGGAACAATCCACACTGACGGTTCATTTAAAGGATGGCAAAGATTTATTACAGATGTCGACGCGGTCGTAACCTGGCAATCGCCTACTTTATTAAACGGATGGAAGCAGTATGGAACCCATAAGGTTCAGTTTAGCAAAAATGTGCTTGGTGAAGTAGAGATAGTTGGTTCAATAACTGGTGGAACAATTGGTTTTGAGGTACCTGCTTTTACACTCCCCCAGGGATATAGACCTTTGCAAATGACACATTTTATAGGCGTAGCTTCAAGTATTGGAACGGGTTCAGCCCCTCAATTTCATAGAACACAAATTTCCACTGATGGAAATGTATATATACAAAGCTGCTCCAATACAGTCAATCCAAATGAATTTATCACTTTTGGATTTAAATTTAAGTCGGCTTAGGAGGGATTAAAATGAAATGGCTATACAAATACGATGAAAATTTCAACTACTTGCCAGGGGAAGAATTACAGATCGAAGACGACGATAAAACTCCTGATTTTTATTGTGATGCAAGACCGCCTGACGGTCTATATTTACCTAAATTTGATCCAAAGAAAAATAAATGGTTCGAATCGGCCGCACAGGAATATATCGATAGTTTGCAACCTCCGGAGCCAGAACCCAATCCCATAGATCTTTTAAAGAAACAGAATGCCCTACTGTCCTTACAGATAGCTCGCCTTCAATCAGAGGTTTCAGATTTAAAAGGCGGTTACACCTCATGAGGTACCCTACTTTCCAAGATATAAAACAGTTTTATGATTGGGGATGTTATAACGACGAGGAAATGCGCGAGTATGTGAGGATAAATTGGATCACTCCTGCTGAGTATGAAGAAATAACAGGCAGAAGTTATGATAAACCATTCATTAATGTCAGTGTAGATTTAGGAATTTGCATAACACCTTAATGGGTGTTTTTATTTTGGATTTATAAGGAGGAAATATGATGGTAACACAAAAGTTAACGCTCAATCATATTAAAGAGGATAATAAGAGATACAATGAAAAGCAGAGAATTGAATTGAATGAACAATATCATACTTACATTTACCCGAATTTCGACCCAACGAGGGTATCTAAGATGATCAAATCCTTAGTTGAAGACTATGTTGAAATCCAGACCAAGAAAAAAATTAAAACTGATTTAAATGCCGGAGACCTAGCACATCTCTACATGATTATTGAATTTAGTGACATTGCTGATATGCCTAAAACTTTGACAGCTAAAATTAAAATGCTTGAAGAAATTGTTAGGTCAGAACATATAAAAACAATTTACGAGGCTTTCCCGAAAGAAAGTTTAAAAAAAGTTGAAGACGCTGCTCTCGAATTTACAAAATTTATAACAAATGCGTCAAATAAAAATGCAGACAAGATTAATGAAGATATTCTAAGAAAAGTTGAAGAGCTTACTCAAGAGGACAGCTAAAATGGCGACTTATAAAGATCTCGCCGTTTTAGTGCAAACAGAAGCTTTAAAGGCCATCCAGCAATCAAATAGCAGCACTAAGCAAACGTTAATCAAGACTGGGCAAGAACATGCTGAAACTGATGTTTACGACGTCTACAATCCCCTAGTTTATGAAAGAACACATGACCTGAAAAGCTCCTTTGTAACTGAAAATGAAGCTAACGGGCTATCATTGGATAACATTCGAGAAGACGAAGGTCATGATGTCGCAACTGTTGTGGAAACTGGTGAAGGTTATACATTCCCAGACACATATGATTATGGCTATGGTAGACCAAGACCTTTCATGGCTAACACTGCTGAAGCTTTAAAGGATGGTCGCTTAATTGAAGCTGTGACCAAGGATATCAATAAACTTGGGCACAAGACAATTAAATAGTGGCGGTGAATTAATGGCGAAAGAAATAAAACAGAATATGATACGTCCCCGTGCAAAGAAGCTGCCTGATGTTACTGATGAGATGTGGGTGCAGGTTGATGAGGAGCATAGAAATTTAACAGAAGAATTCTTGGATGCTCACTCATTCCGTGACAAAACGAGAAAGCAATACACCTCTTCCCTTCGGCAATTCTTTTGGTGGGTACATAATTCTCTAAATGGAAAGAAACTGTACAAGATCACTAAGCGTGACTTCATTAGATACCAAAGTTTCTTAAAAAACAGAGGCATGTCTTCCAGTGGTATTGCACTAAAAAAAGCTGGTGTTTCTTCTTTAAATAACTATATTGAAAACGTCGTGGCTGAAGATGATGACAATTATAAAACATTCAGGAACTTTACCCGCGGCCTCCCTGCTATTCCTAAGACAATCACCTATGAAAAAGTAAAAATTACATATGAAGATTATCAAACAATGATGAAAGCCCTTGAAGAAGATGAGAACTATTTAGGGATGGCCTGGCTTGCAACTGCTTTTAATGTAGGAGCCAGAAGAGCTGAAATTACTCAGTTCAAGACAGAAATTTTAGATTATCCTATCCCTGAAGGGCAGCAATATGTGTTGTCGCATAAAGTATTTGGCAAAGGCAGTGGTGAAGGCAAGGTACTGGAATATATGATCAACACAGAAGCTCTAAAATATTTAAAGCTGTGGCATGAAAAACGCGGGTATAATCATGAATACCTCTTTACCACTACTTACGGTGGCCAACCGAAACAAATGTCCGAAACCTGGGCTGATTATTTTTGCTCCGATGTTTTGTCAGACATTCTTGGCCGCAGAATCAACCCTCACCTTTTTAAAGCCTCTTGTATCACCTACTTACTCGAAGTCAAGAAAATCAAGATTGAACTTGTTAGCAAATACATTGCTCAACATGAAGATGTTTCCACTACAATCAAACACTATGACCTTCGCGATTTTAAAGAAGAAAAGAACCAAATATTTATGTAAAATCACTCTTTTATTCAAAATCAAGATCCCTTCCTAGAGGGGTTTTGCTTTTGTGTGAAATTGAACTCTCTATTTTTCTTTTCCCCAGGTTTGATACATGGTATAATTTTCATAAAGGAGATGAGGGCTATGGCAACTGATATGAGGGTTAAACCAGTTGTGAGTGGAAAAGACGCAGAAAGATTCTTAGAAAGAGTCAAAAGAAATAACCAAAGAATCGAAGCTAGAAGAGCGAAAAGAAAAGCGATGATGAATAGGGTATCAAATGGGAAACAAGAAAATCGACTTGTCAAAAATTAAGGTTCGCCTTATACAAGTAACAGATCATCAAATTATCCAAAATTTCAAATGCGGAAATTCCACCATAGAAAATTATTTAAAGCAAGATGCCTACTATGACACAATAGATTCTTTTTCGAGCACAAGCTTAGTCTTTTACAAAGAAGATAAAAAAGAAGACTTAGTAGGCTTTTTTACGTTAAAGAACGAACCTCTAAGAATTAGCATTCCTTCTGATGAGTTGTACCATAACAGCAGTTTAGAAATTGCCAGAATAGCGGTAGATGAAAAGCATCAAGAGCATGGTTTTGGGACAGTAATGATAAATACGATTAAAACTCTAGCCCAAACAACGAATCAACGTTTTGTGACTCTTGATGCTTTAATTGAAAGATATGACTGGTATGTAAAACGAGGCTTTGAAGCTTTCATTGAAAATGAGGCAAAAAGGAGCAATAAAGATGGTTTAGTTTATATGTACTCTGACTTGCTTGATGAAAAGGCTATTAATGCATATCTAGAGGATGAACAAATTGTCTAGTCATGTTTTTTCTTACCTCGCATAGACTACAGTGAGGTGATAAAAGATGTGCACGAGCAATCGAAAATCAATTGTCACGGGTAAAGATGCAAAAAAATTTTTGGACAAAGCATTAAAAAAACAAAGATTAGCAGAAAATAGAAGAAAAAAAAGAAGGCAATCCAAAGACTAAAGTGTTTAGTAGGCTTTGTCTTCCCTCCATCCGAACTAAAGAACTACTTGAACTACACTACATAAAAGCCCCTCTAATTGATGTGGAGCTTTCCTTCATTTATAATTACAGCAGATTATAATAGTAACAAAAATGTTAATCGCTTTTTTTAAGGGTGCATCCTTACAGAGTTGCACCGATTAATAACCAATCCCACTTTTCATTAAGTGGGATTTTTACTTATTTCCCCTTAAAAAAGAGATTCTATGAATTGCGGAAATGAGAGTCAAACCTATTATAGCAGGAAAAGATGCTGAGCGATTTCTCAAAAAAGTACGACGCAATAACAGAAAAATTGAAGACCGGGGATCACAAAGAAAAAAGTTAATCAGAAAGGCATCCGCGGCAATTAACAATAAATATGGAATCGCAATGAAGATGTTGAGTCAAAATGATGAATAAGGACGTGTGGAAGCATGAACAACACTCGCCCCTTCCCCTTCAGTTTGTTTTATAAACGATGCTTAACAGTTTAAAATTTCTTTAAAATCTTATTCAATCTCTATCATTGTAAAAAACTTTCATATATACTTTTTTTGAGATTAAAAGTGCGGAGTTGATGTAATATGAAATCACTAACAAAACTGATCATTGGGACATTGTTTGTCATAGGTTCTATAGTTGCTACATTATATGTCTTGCCTTCACCTAAATGGAATAACACCAAGAAATCGAGCTGATGAAGGTAAACCTGTGCTTAACTGCAATTGGCGATTATAGTGAGTTAGCTCCCCTTCAAAAACAATAGGAATATATACATGTGAGTCAAAATCATTGAGGTGAGTGACAAAATTGACTTTTTTAACAGTAATTAAGGTTATTTTGGCGTTAACTGTGCTAGGTTTATTTGTTTGGACATTCAAGAGCCAAAAAAGCGTTGACGATGATGACGTGTTCAAATATGCAAGGTATATGATTTATCTGCTTGTAGCTGAAGTTGCACTGTATGTCATATTCAGTTTTGTTTGAGGTATAAACCTACATACATGTTTCCTTATTCTAATTCAATCCCCTCTTCCCTTCAACCGAACTACAGGACTACTTAACTCCCCCTTTTTAGTGGGAGTTTTTATATTTGATCTAGGATAGCTAAAAGTTCCGGGTCGTTAATTTTGGAAACTATAAATTGAATATAATCAATTTTGTTTGTGTCAGGGAAATGGAGACTAGTTATAGAAAATTTCGTGGCGGATTTGCCTAATAATCCAGCAATACGCAAGGCGATATCTACATTTTCAAAATCAATATTAAAGCTTGCATACTCTTGGTCGGCATAGTAGTCTTTTATTTTTGAGTCCTTTGGATTTGGTGGGTTTGACATAGCATTTAGGATAATCTTGAATTTTTCAGGGTCAAAATTAATCAATGTTCAACCTCCTACATTTTGGTTGTTTTACTCATTCCATCTACACTCGGCATTGTATACTTTACTCTCTGTTATCTTCTTCAGGTGACTTGGTAACAGCTCCTATTGCAGTAATCCCCATATATGCTTCAACGAATTCTTGAAAGTTGATCCCCAACGTGGCTTCCCCACCTACCTGAACATATATAACCATTAATAGGAAAAATGCAATAGCCTGAAACACATGAAATTTTGTAGATGGACTGAGGCTATTTGCTTTTTCGATGGTTTGGTTTATATCTTCTGCAGTAAGATCGTTTTCTGAGCACTCTTCCTGAATAAATACTTCTGCTTCTTTAATGTGTTCATCGTGTCCCAATTGATTGTTATTTATATTCGATAATTCATCAATGAATGTTAAATCAATCTCAGCTATATCAAATTTATTTACATTTATATTCTGGAAAACGGAATATAGATTATTCATCATATTAGTGGCGATATTTAAACTGATGTTGTTTAAATATCTGCCTAATTGAATTATTTGTTCCATTTTTGATGTTTCAATTTTTTCAAAAGTTTCACTCAGTTCTTTAGTAGACTGCCAAATTTGATTGTTTCTGGTTTTAATTACATTATCCATAGTTTCCCCTAGTTGTTCCGCTGTTTGTCGTAATTGCATAGCTGTATTTATTTGAAAATTGTTCAATGAATCATTTAGTCGGTTAAAGCTATCCTGTAAAGCTTTGTAATCTTCTAAATTCAATTCCTCTCCTCCTTACATCTGAGGAAATTATATCACAAAATGCTTTATATTAACTTTATCCCTTTAAAATTTTCCACATTTCCCGATAATAGATTCGAGGTGAATATTGGTCTAATGTTGAAGTCTTGGATTAAGAAAAAGAGTGAACTTAAACAGCAGCCCACTAATTTAGAAGAAGTATTACTAAAGTGGCCTGATACAGAAATAATAAAGTACATTAGAGATTATTTTGGTTATGATTCATCCCAAAACAAGAAAATTGAGTTACAACGAATTAGGCGACTTGATCTAAATACGATTATACTTGGTATAGCAAAAATGAAAGAAATTGAGGAATCCTCTGATAACTCGAAAATAATTCCGGGGGTAAGTGCAGGTGTTGTCTTATTAGTCAATCAAGTCTCAGGATATTACAAAGATAGCGATCCTTTTTGGGAAGGAGTTTCAAGTTTAATTTTTGCCTTTGGAGTCTACGTTTTTTTATTGTTTGTGGTCAAAAGAGGTAGCGATCATCGTTCAAAAGCAGCCCAATACCGAAGTTTGTTAGAACAAGTGAAATCTGAAATGGAGAAGGCATCCTAATGGGTGTCTTTTGACATATGTGGTGAATTATCCAAGATTTTTCTGTAAAATTAATTTAAAGGAGTGTCAGGATGGAGAACTTTGTAGCAATTTTGATTTTCACTTTACAGATTCCCCGAACGGGAAAGCCCACTTCTTTAGGTGTGGGATGAAAGTGAGGTCGGATGTGGTTTGATGTTAGTTATCATGTTTCCGAATTATGCTATACTTGGGACATAGATGTATCGTCAAGAACAAGACGTAAAAACACTTTCGTTTCATAAAATCTATACGACATGGTCACAGTGCTGTAGCCCTTGAACCTATAAGGTCTGTCATGGGAGTGGTGATGGTACACCGCAATCTTGCACGTCAGCGAAACCAGAAATGGACTTCGCCTTTGGTAGCAAGAATCTCACAGAAGTTTATCTGCTTGTCTCTTTAGAGATGGGAATGCCAAGATTCGGAAGGCAAAAATCGTTAGTTAAGGGGGGGGAATCAAATGTCACAGACAATAACCGTTAAGGTTAAATTGCTTCCGACCAAAGAACAAAGTGTAATTTTAAATGAAATGAGCAGTACATATATTTCGGTAATTAATGAACTTGTTTCTGAGATGGTAAATAAAAAGAAAAGTACAAAAAAGACCTCAAAGCATGTAGCAACTCCTCTTCCGGGGTCAGTTAAGAATCAAGCGATTAGGGATGCGAAAAGTATTTTTTCTAAAAGAGTGAAAAAAAGCAACTATAAGATCATTCCAATCCTCAAAAAACCTATTTGCGTCTGGAATAATCAGAATTATTCATTTGATTTCACTCATATCTATCTACCCTTAACTATAGATGGAAAGACAAAAAGAACACCTATTCGTGCTTTATTGGTTGATAAACACAATCGTAATTTCGATTTGTTAAAACACAAATTAGGCACACTTCGCATCACGCAAAAGTCAGGTAAATGGATTGCTCAAATTTCAGTCACTATTCCTACAAGCGAAAAAACAGGAACAAAGGTTATGGGTGTAGATTTGGGTCTGAAAGTCCCCGCTGTTGCTGTAACAGATGATGGGAAAACCCGTTTCTTTGGCAATGGCAGACAAAACAAATACATAAAGCGTATGTTTAAATCCAAACGCAAGAAGCTAGGAAAATTAAAGAAACTGAACGCTATTCGAAATCTTGATGATAAAGAACAACGATATATGAAAGACCAAGACCATAAGGTTAGTCGTGCAATTGTCAATTTTGCTAAAGAAAACAAAATATCTGTCATTCGCTTAGAACAATTAACGAATATTAGACAGACGGCAAGAACAAGCCGTAAAAACGAAAAGAACTTGCATAACTGGTCATTCTTTCGCCTATCTCAATTCATTGAATATAAAGCAAATTTAGAAGGCATTAAAGTTGAGTATGTAAATCCCGCATACACAAGTCAAACGTGTCCTAAGTGCCATGAAAAGAATAAAGCACAAGATAGAAAATACAAGTGTAAGTGCGGATTCGAAAAACATCGTGATTTAGTCGGTGCTATGAATATTCGATATGCACCTGTGGTTGATGGTAACAGTCAACCAGCCTAAGATGCTATATGCACTGTCTTAGGAGGGGCAATGAGATGCCCTTATCTTGAAGGCTGTTCAAAACAGAAATGGACTGCGAACGTTTAGTCATTCAAGAATCCCACCCGTCACACCGTAAGGTGTAGGGCTTGTGGCTTTAGCCGTGGGAGTCTCAACAGGATTATTGAGTTATTTTTGGATTCAACTTTTTGGCTTGCACCCAGCAAGTAAACATATAAACTTTGAAATAGCAGCAATAAGTGCGATTCTATGGTTCCCTGTTGGCATGATTGTGCTTGGTATTTATCAGCTTACAGCTATGATTGTTAATGCAAATTCAGTAAATAATCCTTGGTTATCAGTTCGTACTCTAAGTGACGTTCTTGAATTATCGAATAATCTTGGTTTCCTTGTTTACTTTGTACTGTTCAGTGTTATCTTCAGCTTTCTTTTCTCTTGGCTTGTGTCAAAATTTGCTTACAAGTGGATGATTGATTTAGTGAATGTGGTGAGAAGAGGCAGTGAAACCGCTGAGCTTTCAGGAACATCAACTGTTTGGAATGATGCTCAGCTTATTTCATTTAGAAAAATCGTTAATTGTGATGAAATGATTCATGTCGAAAAAATGTCCAGACCCCTGAATTAGAGAGAAACCTGCTACTCACTATTTCGAAGTACTGGACAAACATTTTAAAAGATTGTAAGGGTGTCGAGACTGACGAGATTACAAAGCAGGTTTTGTTATTATTTATAATACACCCTGTTGTTCTAAAATCTCAAGATATAAATAGAGTCACTAGAAAAGAAACAGCTCAACTCTCTTTTGATGGTTTAATTTGTTGAGATTCACAATAATCATTTATATTAGTTACGATCTCCATAACCATGTTCAAATAAAATTCAAGAGTTTTAACGATAGGTTTACTACTACCTTCAAAGGAAAAGTATGAAGTGAATTCTCCTTCATACTGATTTATGTAAGGATGGTTATGTGGATTATCAGGATCAAAAGGAACATCATTCACTGTCAAAACCTGCCCTACTCCTTCAAACTTATTATTCAGCATAGTAATACCCTCTGGGAATGACAAATAATCCAATGTTCCAGAATAGAGCTTTTTGTTTCGTGTGAGTCTTACGTGTTTGGTTTCATTACAATGTTTCTTAAAGTCAGTTAACCAGGATGAGCCGATTTCGAACTCTTGGGGCATCTTAAATACTTCATAAAGAAAATTATGGTCTTCCTTTAAGCCCACAAAATGTTTATTAACCTGCTCTTCAAAAATTTTTTCTTTTTTATAGGCCGGAAAATATATTTTTCGTTTTATGTATTCAATATTATCGTAAACTGCCGAGGCATTCTCAAGACAAAACACTTCAAAGATATAATATGCAGCGTAATCCAAAGAAGAGTTCAAAGCAGCCAAAAAATTTTTAATTTTAAAGGCTAAGGTACGTTGCAAATCTTCAGAAGCTAGAGCCTTATCGTGTAATTTAGATATATCCTCTAAAGCCTGTTCTGCTTCATCGAGCAAATAGAGCGCATCCTGCATAGAATAAGTCCCCCTTTTTTCATGAACAAGAATAATATACCAAAGAATAGGTGAAAAGCCCATGAAAAACTATTGTGAAGTTTTAGAAGTATTCGAAGAGGTTCTTGAAGAGTGGTTTTCAGCTGAATCGATTCTTATAAGCCAATGTGGTGATAGTACTGATGACCTTGAAAAGAGAAAAGAACTGTATAGACAGCGTTTTGTTGAGACTGTGAGTGGAAATTGATGAACCTCTCCCTCTTCCCTTCTGCTCAAGATAAACATTCCTGAGAAAGAAAATTGTGGTATACTGTAGGCATATTGTTGTGTGATGAGGTGGTTTGGTGTGTTTATCGCAATGTTAATTATTGCAGGGTTTATTGTTTTCTTTGGATATGCTCTGTCTGAGGGTAAAAAGCAAGAAGAAAAACAAAAAGAGGTTAAAAAAAGTGACCGAAAAAACCTTGATCAATATGATTTAGATTTTTCTCCGAACAAATCATATATAAACCCTGACGGAAAAATGAAAATTGCCTTCAATTCAGAAAATGAGCTATTTAAAATATATAGGGTGTCTCCAAATGGGGCGATTCATGAAGTTGCTATCCCCTTTGATAAAATTGTCGATTCAGAAATACTTATTGATGATACAACGGTTATGAAAGCTTCACGAGGTCAACAAGTAGCTGGAGCTTTAATTGGGGGTGCAATTGCTGGTGGAGTTGGAGCAATTATTGGTGGGAGTTCTCCCAATACCACAGGTATAAACACTGTGAAAAGAATTCGGTTAAAGATCATAAATGAAGATTTTGAAAATCCAGTTTATTATATTGATTTCCTCCCTACTCGTGATAAGTTAAACCGTAGAATTAATAAAGGTTGGAACAAAGAAGACTCTACAGTGTCTTATGCATTAAAGAAAGCTGAATATTGGCAAGGTGTTCTGGAATTGGCAATAAGAAAAACAAATCAAGTCGCTCATTAACTGGGCGACTTATTTGTTTTCTTCTTCCTCTTCAACTTCAAAAAGTTCTTCAATCGTGATCCCAAGAACTCGCGAGATAATAAATAAATGATTATCTAGGTGCTGCTTATTTCGATCAAAGCGATTAATTGCTGATTGGCTAATACCTGTAATTTGTGAAAGTTTTAATTGCGAAATACCTCTTTCATCTAAAATTTTGTTTAGCCGCGGTTTAGCATTAATAAATTTCAAAACAATCTCTCCAATCGAAACAATAACTGTACATTGAATGTATATTATGTATACATTATGCCCTAACTTAATTTTCATGGCAAGCCAAAAAACATTATTGACTACCCATTAATGATTAGTGTAATATGATTACAACAACCGAATGGGAGTTGATAATAAAATGCTGAGCAAAAAAGTATATGGGACTATTATGCTTACAGTGTCGCGTCAAACAGCAGCTTCTAGCAAATGTTTAGCAATACTTGATTCATACTATGCCATATCCGATGATCGAGTTGATTTGACCGAGTTGACTCTACTACACAAAAATGGAAAAGTTTTAGGGACAGTCACAGTACATAATGTGAAAATTTCTTGGGAAAGACTTCAAAGTAGGAGTGATCTTATTGATAGCTAAAAATCAAAAGGTCTCAGTTAAGTGGGGATCGAAAAACAAGGAACACTACATAAACATGGGCTACTCTTTCACTTCTTATGGAGAAGTTTTTCAAGTTCCGATTGAGCATCTTCAGCCAAGAAGCACAGCTGAAATTTTGGTTATTTGTGATTATTGTAGCAAAAAAATTTATAAACCTTTTTCAAACTACATGTTGCAAAGAAGACTAAGTAATAAAGATGCTTGTTCTGAATGTGCCGGGAAAAAGCAAAGCGAGACAAAAAGGATTATAAATAAAAGAAAAACAACAAAACAGTGTAATGAATGTTTGAGAGTTTTGGAGATCAATGAATCTAATTTTGAAAAAAGGCGCGGTCATTTTAAAAACACTTGTAGACACTGCAGTAATGTAAAACTAAAAATTAAAGAACTCAATAAGGAAAAAGCCAACTTAATAGGCACTAAATCAGCAAAAGATCAATATATAAAATCGTTAAGTAAAAGATCACCTCTCCCTCGAAATTTTTGGGAAAGAGTCGAAGATCAAAAGAAAATTCTAGATTTCATTATGATGGATGTTACCGATGCTTTTGAAAATAAGTTTAAAGACATTAATCATGAATTTATTCATAAATATAAGCTAAATTATTTTTATCTAAAATTTAAAGGACTGTATGAATTCATTGATTATTTTTATCCTGATGTTTGGAAGCCATGGCTTACTAATAAAAAAGTGGGGAAGCAATTTTGGAAAAATGACAACAACAAAAGGAAAGTTATAAAACAGTTTGTGGACACTCTACTTGAAGAGAAAATAATAAACAATATTTATGAAATTCCACAAGTAGTGAATTATAGAATAATGAAATCTTATGGTCTGGGTGGACTGTGCAAGGTTTTTAATTATTCACCATATAAAATTTTTGATTTTTTCTATCCTGGTCTCTTTAATGAATGGGATTTTCATTTGCCAATTGGCTATTATCGCGTTAAAGAGCATAGGATTAAAATTCTACAATGGTTTATTAATCGTCTTCTCAAAGATAAGGTTATTGATGATATTAACGATATTCCTGATAAAGTAAATATTACTACTTTTGAAAAGTATAATTTAAAAGGCTTTTTAACTTGGGTTTATCAAGGAGTTAGTTTTAAAGCGTTCGATGAAGTTTACCCTGGCAAATGGGAGATTTGGGAGTTCAAAAGCTGTCCAACTGGATTTTGGGATAAAGAAAGCAATATCAAAAAGGCAATCAATTGGTTCTTAGATAAACTTGTTGAGGATAGAGTGATTTTAAATAAAAAACAAGCTGGAGAGATAAGAGTGTGGAAATATTTGCAGGACTATAAGCTTGGGAGCTTACTCAAACCTCACTACAACATTTATGATTTTTTAATTAAACATTACTCACATATCTTTAACGAAAATAATTTAAAATTAAACATTGCTAAAGATGGAACTAAGTTGCTTTCACTTGAAGAAATGACTATTCATAATTATTTTATAAATACTGACTATTCTCCTGAATATTGTGGAACAAAAAGAAAATATCTATTTAATGATACTGTTAATTCAAAAAGCTATATTCCGGATTGGATTTTAAACAACAATATAATCATAGAGTATTTTGGATATTATAACCACAGTTCCACTAGCAAAAGATTTATTGATTATAGAGAAAAAACTGAACTGAAAATAAATTTTTATAATAATTTGCCAGACTATAAATTTATCCCACTTTTTAAAGAGGATATATCAAAAAATTTCAAAGGGCTAAAAGAAAAACTAAAAGCTTTGGGAGATGAACAATTTGAAAAAATACGTTAATCACTTGACGTTAACTATAGCTGCTTTCCAAATAACACCTGGAAGCTCTGAAGATGAAGCTAAACGATTTACCGAATACAATCTTTTGGACTTTGGTGAATTTGAGGAACTGAAAGAAATAACATTAACAAACTTTGATGGTGATAAGATAACCCTTCAAGCCTCTAATATGGGGCTTGAAATTGAGGATACAGAAGAGATTGATGAAGAAGATGAACTACTATACATAAAATAGGTAATTTTCTTGACTCTGCTTGAATGCAGAGTTTTTTATTTTTGTCCACCTCTCCCCCACTCTCCGCTTTGAAAGGATGTGATTATTAATTGAGTCAACAGTTGAAAATTGTAGTTACTCCAGTTGCTGATACCTCCGCTCAATCAGTCGAGCAAATCAACAAACAGCTTAAAACACTACAATCTAAGTTAAACTCCCTTCAACTCAAAACAAATATTGATGCTTCTGCTTTAAAAACCCTCAAAGAATTCTCTTCTGCAGTTGAAACATATCAAAAAAATCTTAAGAATTACAATCAGACAGTTAAAGAAACACAAACAGTCATTAAGAATGCTGATGGGACAACTGAAAAAATCATTCAGCAGCACAAAAAGAATGGTGAAATACTTCAGCGAGAAATTAAGACGATTGATAACCGCAACCAAAAGATTCGTCAAGAATCCCAGGAAACAGCAAAATTAACATCCGAAATACAAAAACTTGGACAAGCTCAGAAAATTATTGAACGGCAAAGTGCTCAAGGTATTAAGACAGGAACAACCCAAAAAAATCGTGATGGTTTTAAGGATATTACGTACAATCTCGATCAAAATGGGAATATTAAAAACTCAACCACTGTAACAAATCTTGATCAACAAAGAAAAGCAATCGAACAGCTTAGAGCAAGCTTACAAAGACTAAAAGAGCAAGGACAACTGTCTGAGGTCACCCTCTCCTCCCTCGGTCGAAAAATTAATTTAGCTCAGTCTACAGAACAGATTGAAACGCTCAGATCCAAGCTTAAGACTCTTGATGACAAGTCAGCAGCAGTTGCAAAAACTAAAGAGCTTGAAAGACAGCTAGAACTATATAGAAGACAAGCTCATGTAAATACTCAGAACTTACAAAACAGATACGGCAGCTCATTGAGCCAGGCAAGTAATATACAACTTCAGCAGTATTTGAATTCAGTTAATCAATTGTCTGCAAGAACACCTAATCTAAGAAATCAGATGGCTAGTCTTAATATGCAGTTTAGGGAAATGTCCTCTAACATTGCTGCTACTACAAGGCAGACAATGGGGTTTGTTGAACAGTTAGGAGTCGCTGCCGCCCGCATACCGGTGTGGTTTGCTGGTATGACTATGTTCATGGGGCCAATTCGCGGGTTGCAGTCGATGGTCGATCAAGTTATTCAAATTGACACACTTATGACTGAAATTCGCAGGGTTATGGATGAACCTAATTATAAGTTCAATGATATGTTGCAGGAAGCAGTTGAGATGGGAGATCAGCTTTCCAACAAGATTTCAGATATTCTTCAAATGACAAGTTCATTTGGAAGAATGGGATTTGATGAAGCTGAACTAGGAAGCATTACTAAAACTGCAGAAGTTCTTCAAAACGTATCGAATCTGTCCGTTGATGAAACGGTCAATACTTTGACAAGTGCAATGTTAAACTTTAATGTTGCTGCAGAAGACTCAATATCAATTGCCGATTAATTATAGTCGCCTTATACAGTAATGTATAAGTGAAAAACCCAGTGAACCCTATTGCTCAGGGGTGTGTCCTTTTCACAGGATGCTAACGGTGGAACTCTAAGGGAGAAATCCTATGACAATACCGTGCCAAGCCTAGGTTACTAGGAAGGTGTAACGACTAGCCTTTAAGGTGTAGAACAGATTTTGAGCTGCTGTTCGAAGTGCTGGGCATCCCAATGGGATGAAGATATAGTCTAGTCCCCTACTTAAGTATCGGGAAACCGAGGGTAATATTCGAAATTGAATGAAGTCGACAACAACTATGCCGTTACAACACAAGACCTGGCTAACTCGATAAGGAAGGCTGGCGCGACCGCTTCAACCTTCTCAGTGGATTTAAACGATTTAATCGGATATACCACTGCAGTGGCCAGTACCACTCGTGAATCCGGCAATATAGTGGGAAATGCATTAAAAACAATCTTCGCAAGGATCGGAAACAATGAAAGTTCTATAAAAGCTTTAGATCAAATTGGGATCTCCGTCAAAAAAGCTGGAGGAGAAGCCAAAAGTTCAAGTGAACTAATCGAAGAGGTTGCCGATAAATGGAATTCATTAAGCGATGCTCAAAAACAAAACACAAGTATTGGTGTAGCAGGTATTTATCAGCTTTCTCGATTAATCAATAGTCGCCTAGTTAAGTAATTAGCTAGTGAAAAGTCAGTGAACCTAATTTAGGGTGTAATGTGATCGCTTAGATTTAAGTAGGAAATGACTTATTAATCATATTGCTAACAGGGAAAATCTAAGTCAGAGTTGATATGATGACCCTGTGCCAAGTATTTGCATCATGCTGCGAAGCACATGCAAATGAAGGTGCAACGACCATCCCTTTTGGGAGTAGTTTGCAGGTGAAATTCCTGCTTACGAAGCGCTGGCTGCCCTTTAGTTAAAAAAGAGGCAAAGATATGGTCTACTCCGTTTAAATATTCCGAAAGGAACGGTACAAAGGTTAACGCGTTAATGAACAACTTCTCGATTGCCCAGGATTCGGCAACTACGGCTGCGGAATCAACCGGAAGCGCATGGAAAGAACAGGAAAAATATTCAGAAAGTCTCCAGGCAAGAATAAATCGATTATCAAACGCGTGGACAGAATTGAGTTTAGCCTCTGGGGATGCAGTAGTTTCAGATGGCATAGTGGCACTTACAGAAACTCTAAAAGACCTTGTTCAAATCGGAACAGGTATAACAAAAACAATCGGACTCCTTCCTCAAGTTTTTGGCATTGCAACTACTTCAGTATTACTCTTTAACGCTTCACTTAGAACCGGAGCCATAGCTAATGGTAACTTATTCTTGAGGCTACTTAACAACTTCCCTACATCATTAACTGCCTTCTCCTCTTCCATGACTGGAGCAGCAATAAGAGCACGCTTTTTAAATATTACATTAGCTACATTAAAAACTACCGCTCGAACAACAATGGCTTTTCTTGCAGGTGCTGTACTGCCTATGGCAGGTTTCATGGCTTTAGGCTTTGTAATCGAAAAACTTGTCTCTGCTTTTTCTGATGCTAAACAAGAACAAGAAAAGCTTGCAGAGTCACAAAAGAAAAGTGTTGAAGCAATAACCACAAATAAAGAACAGACCGATCAGTTAATACAAAAATATAAAGAGCTGCAAAAAGCAAAAGATAATGGCTCCCTCTCCCCTGACAAGGAGCAAGAATATCTACAGGTCACGCAACAATTAGCACAGACGTTCCCTAATTTGATTTCTGGCTATGACTCCCAAGGTAATGCCATCATTAAAAATAATGAAGCGTTAGAAGATGCCATAAAATACACCAAAGAATTAGCCGAATTAAACAAAAAAGACATTCAAACTGGCGCAAATAGCAACTTTAAAGAAACCCTCAGTGATATCAGTAACCTGACTGATGAAATGAAGGAGTACCAAAAAGTTGCAGACCATTATAAAAACAATGGTCGGCCATTCTGGGATATCTTCGACAGCGACAGTGATTATAAAAATTTTGGAATTAAAGCTGAACAACAAGCTCTTCAAGTCAACCAAAAGTTATCTAGTTCTCAAGCTAAACTTAGAGAACAAGTGCTACAAACTGTTGACGCTTATAACTCCATTAAAATCAACCCTCAGTTAACCAAAGATATCAACGAAGCCTTCAATAAAATTGACTTTAGTAAGATGACTTCTGATGAATTAGAGTCGTTTTCCATTAATGTTTCAAAATACATGGATGACATTCAGAAAGCATTAGAATCAGGAAATAAAGTTGATTTCTCAAGAGCATCTCAAGCACTTCAGAATTTAATTAACCAACAAATCAAAGGTTCTGATGAAGCTGACAAACTTTCCTTATCTTATGATGACCTAAAGAATGCTATAGACTCTACAAAAAATGCTGCTGATTCTGCAAAGATCACTTGGGATGAAAATGGTGAAGGTGTAAGCGAATTAACAGGAGAAGTTGAAGATTTAAGTCAAAAACTCAAGGATGCCAAAGGTGATCTAGAGGCAATAAAAGCTGTAATGGACGATCTGGTGGCTTCTCAACAAACAGAACTAGCTATTTCTGCCCTTCAAAATGAAGCATATGATTCTTTTGCTGACTCCATCTCCCCTCTCAATGAACTGCTTGAGAAAATGGCTGAAGGAAAAAATATCTCAGCTGCTGAAGCAATGAAACTGGTTCAAAAAGAAAAAGACTTGGCTGGAGCTATTACTGTTGAAAACGGCGTAGTTAAATTAAACCGAGATGCTATCATAAAACTACGTGATGCAAAACTTAAAGCATACAATGATATGCAAAAGTCGGTTAAACAGGATCTAATCAACCAGGCAAACGCCACAGTAAAGAAAATAAAGAACTATGGTTTAGAGGTCAAATCAATCCAGACTGTTGCCGATGCGCAAGCCAACCTTTCCAAAATGAGAAAACAAGTAGACACTTTGATGGAAAGTGGCAATATCCAGATGGCAATGCCAATCATTAAAGAAATAAATGAGTTGAGCGACGTCACTGGACAGTTAGAAGATCTGGATAAAATGGCTGAATTGGCCAACTCATCTTTAAATGAAGTTGGTACGTCCCTTGAGAAATATTCTGATGAACAAGAGAAAGCCAGCAAAGAAACTGAGAAATCCAAATACGTCATTGATAAATATAAAGAAGCCCTTGAAAAAGTAAATGCAGAAATTGAGAAATACAACAAGCAAACCAATGATTATCCTAAATGGTCACAAAAATACAGAGATGCAATCAATAAGGAAATCAAGGCATTAGAGCGTAAGAAAAAGCTAATGCAAGATCAGATTAAACTGCTGAAACAGCAAATTAAATCTGGTTATATTCCTCAAACTGGACTTGTTACCTCCTCTACTGGTTCTTCATCAGGCTCATATTCTTCCGGAGGATCATATTCTGGCAAATACTCTTCTTATATTAATGCTGCAGCAAGCAAATATGGTGTTGACCCTGCTCTAATCGCGGCAATTATTAAACAAGAATCAAACTTCAATGCCAAAGCTCGTTCTGGCGCTGGAGCAATGGGTTTGATGCAACTCATGCCTGGTACTGCAAAAAGTCTAGGTGTAAAAAATGCATATGATCCCTACCAAAACATTATGGGCGGTACCAAATATATTGCTCAAATGTTAAACAAGTTTGGCGGTAACATTGAGAAAGCTTTAGCTGCTTATAATGCGGGGCCGGGTAACGTAATAAAATATGGTGGCACTCCCCCTTTTAAAGAAACACAAAATTACGTTAAGAAAGTACTCTCCAACTACAATAAAAGCTTATCTACAGCGACATCCAAGATTGCAAAATATTACACGAGCAGCAACGGATTTAGGGTAAGCTCTAAATTTGGTGCAAAAGAAAGTGGTCTCCGCTCCTCCCCTCACAAAGGAACTGACTTCGCAGCTAAAGCCGGAACACCTGTAAAAGCACTGAAATCTGGTAAAGTCATTACTGCCACCTATTCAAAAACAGCAGGTAACTGGGTTGTCATTCAACAGGATGATGGAACAGTTGCAAAATATATGCACATGCAGAAAGGTCTCAAAGTCAAGAAAGGCGACGTTGTATCTGCTGGTCAAACAATAGGTAAAGTCGGAAGCACTGGACACTCAACAGGAAACCATCTCCATCTTCAGATTGAGCAAAATGGCAAACCAATTGATCCAGAAAAGTATATGCAGGGTTTAACCTCAGATCTTTCTCAGTCTGAAGCTGAAAGACAACAAGCCCTTTCACAGGCAAAATCGGATTTAATCGGTTTGCAAGGTGATTTAGACGCAGTTAATGATCAAATTCAAGATCTGCAATACGAATTGGTTCAATCCAAGCTTGATGAATTTGATAAACGGAAATCTGATCTAGAAGTCAAAATTGCTAAAAATGAGTCTTTGGCCAAACGCTACCTTTCTGACAGCAAAGAATTTCGCAAATATACAAATGAGCAGAAGAAAGCTGTTGATGAGCAACGGAAAATTCAACAGCAAAAAATTAACTGGATTAACAAAGAGTTAAAAACAAATAAAAAACTTAATTATGCTCAACGCGATCAACTAAGAGAAGAGCTGAAACAGGCTAAATTAGACCTCATCTCCATACAAGATCAAGTCAGAGAGCTGCAAGGGGAACTAATTCAGTCACAGGTTGACCAGACACTCAATAATATTGAGAAATCTGTTAAGAAAACTGAATCCAAGCTTAAAGATGTTGACATCAAGATTCAAATGACTGAGGATGACAATCAAAAAGTCAAGTACTACAGTCAGCAAATAAAATTGATTCAACAGCAACAAGCTGAAGCAAAAAAGTACATTAAGCAACTTGAAGCACAGAAAAAGGCAGCTAAAGGTTTCCCTGACATCCAGAAACAAATCACAGAGGAAATTGAAAACTGGAAGGATAAACAGAAGGAATACAACCTGGAGCTTTATAACACCAAGAAGTCCATTAAAGATATCTATAAATCACTCGCAGATGAAGTCGTTTCAATTTATAAAGAAATGTACGAAAAGATGCGTGATATTGAGCTGGAAGCACATCGAAAAGCAACTCAAGATATAATCGATGAAATTGATAAAGAAGACGACGAAGCCAAGTTCCAGAAATCCCTTAAAGAAAAACAGGATGCCATTCAAGAAACAAAAGACAAGATAAGCAAACTGTCTCTCGATGATTCAGATGAGGCAAAAGCAAAACTAAAAGATTTAGATAAGCAGCTCCAAGAACAGCAACAGGATCTTGATGAGTTTCTAAAGGATCGTGAAAATTCCAAACGTAAAGAAGCACTGCAGGATCAACTTGAAAAAGATGAGAAATCAATAAACACCAAGTATGATGATCTTGTCAACGACGAAAGAGCATTCAAAAAGCTTGAGGATAAGTTGATGAATGGAAAGATTGCCGATATTGCCAAGCAGCTTAATGAGTTTTCAAAGTTCATTAACAGCAATATGGAGTCTATTGGTAAGAGTATCTCCAACAATCTAATTGATAAGCTTAAAGAAGCCTCCAAAGCTTTAAATGTTGTAGTCGCTGGAAACACCACAGGTAAGAAAGTGGCCTCTTTTGATGTAGGTGGCTATACAGGAACATGGGGTAGTTCAGGAAGGCTTGCAATGCTCCATGAACAAGAACTTGTTTTAAATAAAGCTGATACAAGCAATGTTTTGAAAATTGTTGAATTAACCAGGAACATTTTTGGAGATATTCAAACAAAAGCCACACTCCCTTCCCCTAATGCTGCATCTAATCAAACGACAAGTAACCAAACATTTAATTTTAACTTTAATGTAGATAAGATGACTGGCTCTAAAGATGATGCAAATAAATTCTTAGGAGAAGCATTTAACATTGTATCAGCTAGAGGGGTTAAAATTTAGAGTCGGCAAAATGTCGACTCTTTCTGTTTTTTTGAAAGGATGGTGATATATCATCAATGATAAGAGAGAGCCTGTACTTCATTTTCGGGAACGAAAAATCCACAGATATGGGTGTTGAAAACGTCAATACTGATGGAGGGTTAGTTGAAGAAACATTCCTAGCTACCTCATCAATTAATGAAACCTCCATCAAGGGTAATGATACACCCTTCTATGAAGGGAAAAAACGTGACCCAAAGCAATTCAATCTTAATTTTTATATAAAGGATCACTGGAATCAAAAAAGAATCACTAAAATTAAACGATGGCTGGATGTTGATACATACCAGCCTTTTTCTTTCAGTGACAACCTTGACATTGTCTATTATGCAATGCCTGTAGATGCAAATGATTTAGTTCACAATGCAAGCAAAGAAGGCTATGTAAGGCTAACTATGAGATGTGATTCCCCTTATGCCTACAGTAGGTCTATAACTACTCCGTGGCACGACGCTTCAAAGGAAGACATAACAGTTGAGATTAACAATAAAGGCGAATGCACCATCATTCCATCGTTTAAAATTCAAAAGATCGGCAAGGGTGATGTTAAAATTGAAAATTTAAGCTGCTTCTCCTCCCCTTCTGAATTCACTGATCTTGAAGATGGTGAAATCATAACAGTTACTGGAGAAAAAGAAATTGTAGAATCATCAATATACGGAGATGAACGTTACGATAATTTTAATGATGAATACCTTCTACTCGGCTATGGGATGAACCGCATTAGAGTTTCAGGAAGATGTAGAATTCTTTTCAATTATAGATTTAAATATCGTTAGGAGGTGCTTCTACTGCTTCAACAAGTAACGCGATCATTTAATTTAAGAAAGCCGAAACTTTCACTTGCTAAAGCTAACAAAAAGAAAATCGCAAATCTTGTCGATATCTCAAATGTAAATTTAACAATCAGGCTAGGTGAAATCAATGAGCTGTCTTTCACAGTACCCCTAAAGATTGAAATAGACAAACAATGGGTTAAGAATCCTCATCTTAAGCGCCTGAAATTACGAAGGCTCGTCAGGATTTCTGCATACAACTTCAAAGATGAATGGTTCATTATTAAAACAAAACAAAAAACTGGCGCAGACAATGAATTATTGACATTTACGTGCATGTCACTTGGACATCAATTGAGCTATCGAAAAGTTAGAAGATATGAAGTCACTTCCTACAATATGCAACAGGTTACAAATGACTGTTTTGCAAACACAAACTGGAAAGCCGGATACATAAATCCTCTGTTCAATGAAAAATTCCGCAGTTTTGATATTACCTCTTCCACAAAGTTAGACTTCCTTTTTAAAATATGCGAGACATTCGAAGCTGTCCCTGTATTTGACACCATAGAAAAAAAGGTTCATTTCTATACTGAAGATGAAGTATCAAATTACAAAGGGCTGAGATTAAAATACGGTCAGTATTTGGATTCAATAGAAGATACTGAGGAACTTGAAGAAGTCTGTACCAGGCTTTATGTAACTGGGAAAGACGATCTCTCAATAAACGCTGCTAATCCAACTGGACAAGCTTACATAGAAGATTTCACATATTTTCTTTATCCATTTGAGCGAGATAAAGATCGAAAGGTGATAACTCACAGTTACGAAATGAGCGATGAATTATGCCATGCTATCCTCGATTTTAATGAGTTCATCGATTCTCAAACAGAAACATTCTCTTCCCTTCTATCTCGACAAACCGAGGAAGAAAAGAAACTTTCAACACTTAAGGCAGAAAAGGCAAAGCTTGATTTAGAATACAAAATTATCTTAGATAAAATTGCAGTAGCAACTGAAGCAAAAGATCCAACTGCCGAGCTTATAAAAGAGCGAAAAGCTAAAGAAGTTGAAATTGAATCGAAAAAGAAGGAAATAGAAGAAAAAGAAAAACTGATTAAGGACATTCAGGATAAAATAACCCTTTTAAAGGGAAAATTGACGCTCGAAAGCCACCTTAATGATGAACTCAAGGAAGAATTGGCGGAATTTATAAATGAACAAGAATGGACTAATGACAATCTTTATGATGAAACTGATCTTTATGAAGCCGGACTTGAGGAAATGAAAAAACGCAACACCCCTCCAATCAATATTACAATGAGCATAGTTAATTTCTTTGGAATCTTAAGTGAACATCAAAATTGGGACAGGCTATCTATCGGAGATATTGTTCGAGTACAACATGATCGCCTTGGTATTGATGTTAAAACAAAGGTAATTGAAATGACCTTTGACTTTGAGGCTAACAAGATTAATTTGACCGTCTCCAATTCAAAACGAGTTGAAACCGTTAAAGAAAAGCTGGTTAAACTCGTTTATACAGTCAGTCATATTAACAACGACTATGCAATTAGAAAAATTGACTGGATGAATACCGCTGAGAATTTTAAAATCCGGAATGATCGTATTTCCACCCCAGTTGCAGCTCCTACCGTCGCATCAGATGGAACGGCAATTACTCATGAACTGAATGACAATGGCTCAGTAGATATTGTTTTAAAATGGGAATACCCAGATTCTGATGAGGATAGATACAATATAGATGGATTTGAAGTTTATCTCTACTCCAGTGAGTCGTCTGATGAATATGTTTTTGGTTCTAAGATGAGCCATGAAGAAATGGTCAATGTGAAGTATGACAAGCGTTCCTACAAATTCACGGGACTTGCCTCGAATAAATACTACACTCTGGGGGTAAGAGCCTACCGTAGAGTTGATGCAGATATTGAGAGAACTGGAATTATTCTTTCTGATATTGTTCAGTCAAAACATATTACTGAGAACCCTTACCTCCCTTCTGCTATTACAGAAGTCAAAGGAAGAGTGAATGGATTAATTCAAGCTGTTTCTGAAGAAAGACCAGAAAATCCAGATATCAATACTGTTTGGATCGATCCTAAAACTAATAAACAGGAACTTTACGATGGTGAAAAGTGGATTGAGCAAACTGTATCTTCAGCTGATTCTTTAAATGGATATAGCGCTGAAATAGCATCCTCTCCTAACACAATAGCTGTTCGAGATGAAACAGGAACAATTGATGCTTCAATTACAGGAAGTGCAACTCAATTGGGTGGCTATAATGCTTCTGAATATGTCCTTAAGTCTGATCTCCCCTCTCCCCCTCAATACTTATCAGGAGAATATATTGGTGATGGAAAACCAAGTAGATCAATCAGCCTTAACTTCATTCCTACTATGGTGAAGATTTATTCCACTTCCCCCACTGATTCAACGCTAATAATACAAAGTAGTTTAGGAGGTTACTCAATACAAAATGGAGAATCAGGGACATATCTTGAAGGAGGAGATAAAACATACGGCTCTTTGGATTTGAATTATTTTATTACTGGCTCAGACAGCAATACTCGTGGGAACAAACTAAATGTTACATATATTTGGGAAGCATTTAAACAAAATTAATGTGGAGGTGATCCTTTGGAAGATACTCCAAAACTTTATAACGACCCTATTCTATCCAAGAAGAGAAAAGGATCGATTGATGATCCTTACCAGCTTTACAATGAAACACAGGTGATTTATAACGGGAAGGCTCAATTAACAGAAATCCCAAACAGAGAAATGAGAATTGAAGTCTCTGGTGACGGCAAGCTATGGAAAGAAATTGAAGACGGTGAATTACAAGACGACTACTTTAAGGTTGATTATCTTAATGGAGTTGTCTTTTTTAATGCGTCAAATGAAGGAAAATCTCTTCAATTCAAATACAGCGGTGAAGGTGCTTATTATTTCCCTGGTTCTCGTATTTGGACAAAACGTGACGGAAATGAAGTCACTGAGACATTAGATTCACTAACCGAAAGAGCTCGTAAAGCTACTGAGGAATCGGAAAAAGCCACAGAAGAATCCAAAGAGATTACTAAGTGGACAAGAGCTGCAACATCAGATTATGAAAACGTGGTTGAAAATACAAGAAAAATATACCTCCCAATGGTTTACACATACAAGGATCTTTTAGATACCTATCCAAATCCTCAAATTGGCTGGACAGTCACCATCAGAGAAACAGGAATCGAGTATCGTTGGGACGGTTTTGATTGGATCAACATTAGCATCTCTGATAAATTTGACGGCTACAACATTGTATCAAGCTATGTTGAGCCTTATAACATTCGGACTGTTTGGTTAAGAACCAATACATCACCAAGTAAAAAAAGGGTTAAGCCATCAAAAGATGCCCCAGAAACTAATTTGATCTGGATTAGGAAAGAGTAAAAAAAGGAGGAATGTTATGTCAATCCCTGTAAACACAATGGGCTACCATGATGAAGAATTACAGAAATGGATTCCAATAGACGCCGTAGGATTAAAATCTGAAAACAATAGATATACTGCTGATGATATTAAATCTTTAGATGATATAAAGATTGACAATGATAATCACGTTTACTCATCAGCTAAAGAAAGAATTGACTCTGACTTTCTCAAAATCAATGAGAAAGTGGATCAATTGGATAAAGGCGTTGATAATAAAATAACTAATCTGGAGGAAATAATTAATGAAAGCTCCAGCTCCCTAAATAAAAAAATTTATTTTAAAAATGCTCTTAGTTATGGAGCTGATCCTACCGGGGTAAAACCTTCAGCCGAGGCTATTCAAAAAGCGCTGGATGAAATTCATAAAGAAGGTGGAGGACAACTTTTTATTCCTGGTGGCAAATATTTAATTGAAAAAAGAATGTTTGTCTATGAAAATACTCGGGTGACTATGGCTCAAAATTGTATTCTGCTCAGAGGATGGGCAGGAGGTTTTTTTTCTAACGGAACGCCGACTGATAAATTCAAAGGTTATTCAGGAAGAGGAAACATAATCATTGAAGGCGGTATTTTAGATGGGAACTATGCAAACATTGATAAGTACCCTACGAGCGCTATGGATTCAATAATCCTTGGACATGCCAAAAATATTTCAATAGACAATGTAACATTTAAAGATACGATAAGCGCCCATGCGATTGATGCTAATGGATGTGATAATCTTCGAATTACAAATAGCAAATTTACTGGTTTTATTGATCTTACTGGACAGAGAAATTATTCAGAGGCTATTCAGCTTGGAGAATTCATTGAAATAGGACTTAATCAATTTGGTGAATTCGATGGCACACCTAACACAAATGTTTATATTGCGCATAATTATTTTGGAAAATCCGATTTGTTAGGCGGTTGGGGATGTGCTATAGGGAATCATTATGCTGTTTATGATATTTTTCAAAGTAATATCACCATTTTTAATAATGTTATTGAGGACTGTGGGTTTGCTGGAGTTCGAACTTTTAAATGGAACAACGTTAAAATTACAAATAATGTGTTCATGCGTAATAAAGAGTGTGTGCGTATTTCACAAGCTGCTGGCGGAATTGAAAGCTCTAAAGATGCAGATGGTGTACAGATGAATCGACCGCAAAATGGACAAAACGTGTTAATTGAAGGAAATGATTTCTACGATTATACATCCAGTGGAGTTGTTGCGTTTGGTCAAATTTATAATAAAGAAATAGCTTGGAACGATGAAATCCGCATATCGGGCAACTATTTCAAATTAAAAGGAAAAGAGGTTGGTAAATACAATGATGAACAGGCAATAAAGCTAGTCTTTGCCAGAAATGTTTTCGTTAGCAATAATAAAATTTACGGTGGACGAAGAGGAATGTGGGTTGAAGGTTGTTTCAACATTTTTATTTCTGGCAATGGCGTATCAAATGTAGATACAGAAGCAGTATACCTCGCTAAGAGTAGAGACACCTCCTCCACTGTTACAAAGTCCTATCATGTATCAATTGATAGGAATGAGATCAACACCACTGGTCGAAACGGTGTATTTGTTCAAAAATGTGACCATTTTGATGTTAGAGATAATAATGTATTAAATAATAATAAAGAACAAAGTAGTGAAAGAGGCCGTGGAGGAATTTATGTTGAGAATGGCTACGATGGAAGAATAGAAGGAAATCGAATTAGAGGTGTTGAAAAAGAATTCGCTATTTTAGTTGAAGCTGAAGCTACCGAGGTAAATGTGGCCAACACCAAAGGAACTGGCCGTATCATTGTTCTGGGTGAGTCCAATTTCAATGGCTACTACGGGACGAACAAAGATGATTACATTCGTAAAATAACTACTAAGAGTGAATCCTAACTTTAGGAGGTGGTTAACTTCTGAATAAAATTTAGATTTCATTCAAATTACATATTAGCAAAACAGAGAAAACAAGAGCATATGTGAGAACGAGAGAGATTGGTAAACAGCCAGTCTCTTTTTTAATGCTTAAAAACAAACAGGAGTGATTTAATTTGGTTAAAGTGGTAAAAAATTTTGTGAAAGTCAATCAATACACTCGTCCAGGTCTAAAGCTTTCTGGCGTTAAAGGAATTGTAATGCACTGGACTGCAACTCCAGGAGCTACTGCGTTAAATGAGCGCAATTATTTCAATGGTACATGTATTGCTGATAAACGTTATGCTTCTGCTCATTACTTTGTAGATAGAAATGAAGCGCAATATATTATTCCTGAAAATGAAATGGCTTATCATGCACACGATCAAAACCGCTGCTTTGTGAGCTTCCTAAAACCAAATGCGAACCAAACATCGATTTCCGTTGAAATGTGTGTGGAGAAAAACGGCACCATTCATGATGAAACTGTGCAGAATGCTGCAGAATTGGTTGCTGATCTTTGTAAAAGATTCAAATTGTCTACAGATAAAATCGTCCGTCATTACGATGTAACAAACAAAGACTGTCCTGCCCCTTGGGTAAGTGACTCAAGCAAGCTGGCAGCATTTCGCAAAAAAGTTGATGGACTGCTCGGAAACAAAACTGTTTCAAATTCTACTGCTTCCTCTAGTAAAGGCTCTTCCTCCTCTACTGCTGCAAGTGGCTCCCTGAAATCAAAAGTTAATGGACTTCGCTTTTATTCTAAACCTTCTTGGGAAGACAAAGATGTTGTTGGTACAGTGAATAAAGGCTATGGTTTCCCTACTGTTGTTGAAAAAGTTAAGGTTGGAAGTGCGTATCAATACAAAGTTAAAAACTCTAAAGGAGCAACATATTACATTACTGCTTCTGATAAATATGTCGAAGTTTCAGGAAGTGTTAAGACTACCTCCTCCCCTTCTAAATCAACAGCATCCAAATCCAGCTCTGGATCTTCCTCAATTAAATCTGTGGGAAAAATTAAAATTGTTGGAGTATCAAATGCTGCAATTGTTATGGACAAACCTGATCGTAACAATTCAAAGAATATCGGAACAGTTAAACTTGGCAGCAAAATTGACATTTCTGGATCAGTGAAAGGGAAAAATAACCCTAAAGGCTATTGGGAAGTCATTTACAATGGCAGACGCGGTTATGTTTCAGGTCAGTTTGGCACAAGAGTCTAATTGATCTTTAAATATCATTAAGGATCTCTGTTGATCTTAGCTGATCAATGGATATCCTCTATTTCTATTGGAGGTGAACAACGTGGGATAACGTACACCTCCTTTATTATTGATAAAGGACGGTTGAATTTGTGGCTGAAGTAGATGTAAATACACGATTAAGTGTCTTAGAAGAAAAAATGAAAAATCATCAAGAAAAAATTACAAATTTAGAAGCAAGAACTGAAGACATGAGTCGACTAACAACTCTTATGGAACAACAAATCGAAATAAACAAAGATGCCCAAAAACAATCGCGCGAACAATTTGTCACATTGACTGAGATGAATAACAGCTTAAAAAATTTAAGCAAATCATATGAAAAACTCGACAACCGAGTGGGCATTCTGGAACAATCAGATTCCAATAGAAAAATTGATCCAGGTCAATTCGGCAAAGACCTCATGTACAAGGTTTTACCTACTGTAATCGCAACGCTAGTCGGTGCATGGCTGCTTATACATTTTGGACTTAAATAAGAAAAGGAGATTGATATTATGACTAAAATCAACTGGAAAGTAAGACTGAAAAAGAAAACGTTCCTTGTAACAATTTTCTCTGCAACACTTTTATTTGTTCAAACAATTGCTTCAGCTTTTGGATATGACATAACAGTATACAGTGCTGCACTAACTGAAAAATTCAACGCTATATTAACATTGTTGGTTGCATTAGGCGTTGTAGTTGACCCCACAACTAAAGGCATCTCTGATAGCGATCAAGCAATGGAATATGAAGAACCAAGACAATAATAGTAAAGGGTTGATTTAATGAAAACGACTGTTACATACTCCCCCTATCCATCAAACTTTTCAGAAGTGCATATTAACACCGGAGAAGAAAAATCAATTAATCTTAGTCTCGTTGCGTCTCCTCCTGATATCCCTCCTCAGAATGATTCAGAAGATACTGAAGAAAACGCTGTAGAGATTTCATCAGCCATATTGGCTGACCCTAGTTTAAGAATGGAAATCAATAATGGGATTTCGACTGAGGAATTGATGACATTAAACAAAGAGGATGCTAAGGTTTTAGTGCAGGTACTCAGAGACTTTCTTAAACAAATGTAA